TATACAATAATGGTACAGGATCTAATATGTTTTTTGGTGAACTTGCATCAAATATATATGGATTTACATCAAATGCTTATACAGATACACCAGCACTATCTTTTAATTTATCAACAAATAACGTAGGTATTGGAACAAGTACTCCAGGTTCTAAATTACACGTTATTAGCAATGAGAATTCTGATGCAGCTGGAGCTATAAGAACTACGGCACTAAATTTAAGTCAATATGCTGACTATAGTTTTGGGGGTATAACTTCTTCATATTTTTATAGAATTGTAAGTGGAACCAATCAACATATTAGTTTGATGCCTGGTGGCACAGGTAACGTTGGTATTGGTACAAATAGTCCAACAGAGAAACTTCATGTAGTTGGTAATCAATATATTACAGGAAATATTACTGTTGGTGCTTCTGGTAATTACAGCAATGTTAATTTTATTAGAAATGATGGATCTGGTGTAGGCGGTATTGGTTGGAGAAGTGATGGCATTTTTTATGTTGGAGGGCATCTAGATTATGGTCCTAATGCAGGAAATGCTGTAAGAGTATATGGCTTTGGTGCAAATCTTTCTTTAGGAAACAATACAGCTGGAGATGTACTAACTGTTACAAATGGAGGCAATGTTGGAATTGGGACTACATCTCCTTCGGAAAAATTTCATGTATTAGGAAGAGGAATATTTGACGGAGGATCAGGAGATTCTTCTACAGATGCTGTATTATATGTAACTAAGTCAAACAATAATGACTGGGGATTATATGTAAATGCCGCAGCTCTTGACTATGGTATGTACGCTAGAGTGTCTCCTTCTGCAAACTATGCTATTGCTGTAAATAATGGAACTAGTTGGACTACGAGAATTACTGGTAATGCTGTAATTTATTTAGGTGAGAAAAATGCAATAGAAGGTAACTACGATACTTGGCTTAGATTAAATAATCAAAATCATTATGCTTCAGGCGTTTACACTCCAGGAGTAATGAGAGCTGATGGAGGATTTAATGTAAGTGGAAGTACAGTATGGCACTCAGGTAACGATGGAAGTGGAAGTGGTTTAGATGCTGATTTACTTGATGGACAAAATTCTACTGAGTTTTTACGTTTATTATCTGGAGGTGCTGAAGCAAGTTTAGATAGTTATACAGACAATGGAATCAGGCCGGTAAGTTTTGCTGGGCACTCCCAACATCTTTTGTCTTGGAATGCGGGTGGATCAACAGGAACAGTTCAACAATTGTTTCATTATGGTGTACCCAATAACGGTTGGAGAATTAGAAATAAAACTGATAACTCTTCTTGGAGTGATTGGGGATATGTTGTTATGGCTAGTTCTAACCAAGGACTTATTTCTGGAACTATTGCTACTCAATCTTGGGTGGGGTCTCAGAGTTACGCTACTACATCTTATGTAACCACCCAAATCAATAACTTAATTGCAGGAGCACCAGGAGCACTAGATACACTAGATGAATTGGCTGCTGCATTAGGAGATGATGCTTCATTTGCTACTACAGTAACTAATAGTATTGCAGGTAAGGTATCTAAGGCTGGTGATACTATTACAGGTAAAATAACCTTTCCTCCTGCCGTAGCTAATAGACCTCAATTTCCAGGAGGTATTTTAGGCTTAGATGTAGGTGACGGAAATTTTGATATTTGGGGAATCTCTAGAGATTACTATCCATCTCATCCAACTCCTTCTAGTGCATGGGGACTTAGATGGAATGGAGATAATAATGATTTTGAATTTGTAGGAGCTGGAGCTAATCGTATAGTTCTAGATATGGATGCAGGTAATTTAACTATAGCAGGATTTCTTACAGAATCATCTTCACTTAAACTAAAAGAAAATGTAAAAACAAGCGAGGGAAATTTAGAAAAGGTAGTAAATTTGAGACCAGTAACTTACAATAAGATTGGGTCTCAGACTAAAGAATTAGGACTTATTGCAGAAGAAGTTGCTACAGTCTACCCAGAGTTTGTACAATATGATGAGAGTGGAGAACCTGTAGGGGTCAACTACTCACGCTTAACTGCTGCTCTTATAGGTGCAGTAAAAGAATTAACCCAAAGAATTGAAACACTAGAAAACAATGGCTAATTTATTAATAAATACCACAGTAGGCGGAAATGCCGTAATCACAACAAGTAACATTGGGAGTTATGCTTTAACAAGTATACCTGCAACCATTGGTCCTACTAATATTAATATTGGTAATGCAATATATTTTGGAGGCGGAAACAATTATCTAAACTGGGATGGTGCTCGTATAAACTCTAATGTTGGCATTCAGAGTACCTCTGATATGCGTGCTCCAATTTTTTACGATTCCGCAGATACTAGTTATTACCTTGACCCCAATGGTAATAGTGTATTAACTACCGCAACATTTAACGTAAATGCGTCTTCTATTATAACACTTACATCAGCTGGAACAAATGCTTCTATGATAAAAGCTGGGGCTGGTGATGAGTTGTATATTGGTGGTAATAACACTTGGCAGATGAGATTTAGTGGTGCTAATGTTCTAATGGACAATGGTGGTTATCTTCAAAATAACGAATCTCTAAGAGCACCTATTTTTTACGATTCTAATGATACTGGATATTACCTTGATCCTAATGGACTTTCAGTACTTAGTCATATTCGACTAAATAATAACTGGGCTAATGCTGGGATTAACCAAGGAGCTATAAACATTAGAGGACAGTATCCTTCAATGCAATTTAGAAATACTGTTTCTGACAGTATGTGGTTGAGACACATGGATGCAAGTGGAACCATACAACATTATTATGCTTCAGATGGAGTTGATTCATCTAATTGGAGTATAAAACATTCAATGTTTGGTAATGGAAACTTCTCTTCTGTAGGAACACATACAGCATCTCAATTTATTGGATCAGGAGCAGGGTTAACAGGAACAGCCAGTTCATTAAGTGTAAATTATGCTACGGGTGCAGGTGCTTTAGGAGGCTATAGTCTAGATACTATGAAGAAGTATATCTGGTCTAGAGGAGAAAACTTACTTAGTAATGGAACAGGTTTGATGGGTAACAACACAAACTTTACTTCATTTACATTTGATGGTAGTCAAGCGTATTTCTCAAGTGGATCATTTAGATATACTGGACAATACCAAGCTCCAAATACTGATGAGTTAATGCCTGTCAATCCAGAGAAAAGATATCGTTTAGATTTTTGGGCAAGAACTACAAATGGACAAGGTGCATATTATGCTTATTTAAACTTTTTTGATGTAGATGGTAATACAATTACTGCAGTTACTCATATGTATTATGCTAACACTCTTACTACGTTGGCACAAACTCTTAACCCTGGGGATACAGTTGTTTACTTAACTAGTGCTGCTAACTGGGAAAATGGGGGAACAGCAGGAGTATCTACCCACATCAGATCATTTATATTCTGGAACTATGTTAACTCATTTGGATATGCTTATCCCCCAGAAACTTATTCTCAAAACTGGTACGGAGGAAGATGGGATCCTGGAGCTGTTAACTACGCCACTAATACTATTACTCTGATTAGTCCTTGGAATGGTCCTTCTATTGCTTCTGGTACTAAGTTAAGTAATGGTAGTGCAGGTGGTACATATAAGTACATTGCTTTGGGATACACTATTGTACCAACTACATGGACAAACTATGTAGGTATAATGGACGGTGTAGATTATAGTGGTACAAATGCTGGAGGTAAGTTTCCTCCAGGTACAGCTTCTGCTAAATTAGGATTCTTAACCGATTACAATGCTAGTGGTGATACAATTTTTCTTGCAAATTTATTTGTTGGAGTAGATACTGATTATCCTATTTATGACAAAACAATTGGAAATACTAAAATAGAAAAGAGTGGTGCTTTTTATGGTACTATTTTTTATGATTCAAATAATACTAGTTACTATTTAGATCCTAATAGTACTAGTAATTTATATCGTGTAGATGCAGCCTCTCAAATGAGAGCGCCAATTTTTTATGATTCACAGGATACAAATTATTATTTAGATCCTAATAGTACTTCTAGATTAGTTACTGTTAATGCTGACACACTACGTTCTTATAGTAATGTTTACACAGATGGAAACTATGGTAATGGTCTTGTAGGTCTTTATTCTGCTGAGAGATACCAAGGTGTATTTGCAATGGGGGACTCTTATAAGTTGGCTGCTAATGGTACAACTACTGGAAATCTTTATGGTATTGCATGGACACATACAAATGTAGGAGGACAATCTAAATCTGGCTTAGGGCATCAGGCTTTATTCATGGATAATGGTGTTACCCAAACAGCTATTGGTTCAGGTATCTGGACTTCAGGACTTATTACTACAACTTCTTATGGAACATCCTCTAACTGGAATACCGCATTTGGTTGGGGTAACCACGCTAGTGCAGGATACTTAACAGGAATAACATCAGGACAAGTAACAGGTGCTTTAGGATATACTCCTTATAACTCTAGTAATCCTAGTGGATATATTACATCATCAGGAAGTATTAGTGGTAGTGCGGGTAGTGTGACTAATGGAGTTTATACAAATGTTACAAATACAATTGTAAATGGGGATGCTGCTGCATTAATAGTTTATGGAGCTAGCTCATATAATGCTGCTGCGGCTTTACATCTTGGTGGTTGGTCAACAGATACAACATATGCTCGTATAAGAACTTCTAACGGTAATCTACATATAGACACTAGAGGTGGAGCAGGTAATGTTTATCAAATGTATTTTAATCATTACTCAAGTGGGGATATGTACTTTGGCAATGGTGGTGGAACTGTTTACATATATGGTGGAAGATTAAAACACTCAAATAATACCGATTATGTTTATAACAGTGGTACTTGGAGTATTAATGTAACTGGCAGTTCAGGAAGTGCTGGTAATGCTACAAATCTTTCTGGGCTTGGTACTATCCAAAGTACTTCAACAGGAACATCTTATACAACGAATTATCAAGTAAGAGAGAATAGTGGAGGAAGTGGAAATACAAACGAAATATATGCACCTCAGTTAGCATTCCATTGGGGGGGTGTTGTTGCTTCTAGTATCATGATGGAATCTAGTGGTAGAATGGCTATTAGAAATAACCCAGGGGGATCGTATGAAAACTTTATAGCAGCTGTAATTTACTCTTCTGGTTATGGAGATTCCACACAATGGAATACAGCTTATGGGTGGGGAAATCATGCAAGTGCTGGCTATCAAGCTGCTTCAACTGCAATTACTACAAGTAATATAGGTTCACAATCTGTAAGTTATGCTACTACATCGGGTGCGTTAACTTCAATGAACATCTCTCAATTCACAAATAACTCTGGTTATATTACAGGATATACAGAAACAGATACATTGGCTACTGTTACTGGAAGAGGATCTACTACAAGTTCTTCTATTACTGCAGAAAGATATAGAGGTAATAACAGTTTAATTCTTAATAGTTTTACAACAGTTAACCCTTCTTCAAACGTATTTTTATACAGTCAACCAAACGATAGAGACTCTTGGATTTATCTAGATAGTGCAGACACTGGTTCAAACTGGGGTATTTACCATAGGCAAATTGATTCTGCTGTTGGTGGTATGGAAGGTAATTCAATTGGTTTTATTGGAGGTGGAGCAAATGGATTACGAGCATATATTGGTCTTAGCACAGGTAATGGATATTTTGCAGGAACATTGTCTGCATCAAATTTAAGTGGTACAAATACAGGTGACCAGACAAATATTAGCGGTAATGCTGCTACTGCTACTTATGCCACTACAGCAGGTTCTGCTCCAGCTAATGGAGGTAACTCCTCTACTGTAGGAGGATATAGTGTATCTGTAGGAGCTAGTGCTAATACTATTCCTACTAGAAATGGAAGTGGTTATTTAATTCCTGAAAGTTGGATTCAACTTAATGGTATTTATGGATTATACTCTCCAACAAATGGTGCTCATTTAAGACCTAATGATGGAAGTTATGGTCCCTGGCTAGTTACTGGCACTAGAAATGGATGGAACGGAATTGAGTTTAATGCATCAAATGGAAACGTATCATTGATGGTAAATCCAACCTCTAACACAACTGGATTTCACAACAACGCCTATGGATGGCAGTTCTATTGGGAAAGTGGTACATTATATTGTCACAAAAATGCATATGGCGCTGGAGCTCAAGCAACTGTACTAGACTCATCTAACTATTCTTCTTGGGCTCAACCAATTGCATCTGCAATTAATACAGGTAACATTGGGTCTCAGTCAGTAAGTAATGCATCCACAGCAGGAGGATTAGCTGTTCATAGTAGTAGAAATAACGAAGCAAATAAAATTGTTAGAACTGATGCAAATGGATATATTCAAGCAGGATGGATTAATACTCCTTCTGGAGTATTCTCTTCTGCTATAACCAAGATATATTGTTCGGATGATGACTATGTAAGATTTCAAACACCTGCTACTTTTATTTCTAATTTAGGATTAATTACTACTTCTAATATTGGAAGTCAATCCGTGTCTTACGCAACAACAGCAGGTACAGCAAATGCAGTAGCATGGGGTAATGTATCAAGTAAACCGTCTTATGTAATGTATTATCAAGGATTTACTCTTGATGCTAATACAATGGACGCTAACTCTACAGGATTTACATATTCAGTAAATGCTCCATATACAGGACCTATTGCTAGATTTAGTGAACCAGGATACTCATTACAACTTAACGCTGCCTATAGTGGTAGTGGAACAGGTATTGCCTTTAGAACAAGAAATGGCGATGCTGGTTCATTTAACCCTTGGAGAGTACTACTTAACGATGCAAACTATACAGCTTACTCTCCGTCTCTTGCAGGAACAGGTGCTTCAGGAACTTGGAGCATTAGTGTTACTGGATCTGCTGGATCAGTAGCATGGACTAACGTAAGTTCTCGTCCTACTGCCTTGTCTCAATTTACAAACGATCTAGGTAACTATGGAGGATTTTTAACTTCTATTACTGCACATACTCACGCTATATCAGATGTAACAGGATTACAAACAGCTCTTGATAGTAAGCAGGCTTCTCTTGGATTTACCCCATACAATAGTACAAATCCTAGTGGGTATATTACAGGTATTTCATTTGCAAACGTTTCATCTAAGCCAACTACAATTAGTGGTTATGGAATTACAGATGCAATTACAACTGCTAACATTGGAAGCCAATCAGTAACTAATTCAGCTCAGCTTAATGGCTTGAGCAAAATACAACTTTGGAATAACAGTGGACAAGGACATAGCACGTATCAAACATTTGGAGCAATTCCAAACTTTGGTGTTTGGTTTATGCAAGGCTCTACTGCTAACGATACTCCACAATCAGGTTCTCAATACTATGTACAGACACAAGGTCTAGGCAATGATTATGCATATGGTACTTATGGATTAATGACTGCTGTAGCAAGAGATCATGCTCGTAAGTATACTTATTATAGAACACAAGAAGGTGGTAGTTGGGGAAGTTGGACAAAAGCAGCTGCTGGATATGCTGATGAAGCAGGTGTTTTAACTAGCATGAACATTTCTCAGTTTACGAATAACTCTGGTTATATTACAGGAATTAACTCAGGTAACGTAACCACAGCATTAGGCTTTACTCCGTACAATGCTACAAACCCAAGTGGTTATATTACATCAAGTGCTAGTATCTCAGGAACAGCTAGTAACATTACAGCATACACCATTAACCAGAGTGTAGGTACAGGTAACTCTCCTACTTTTGCTGGCTTAGCTAATACAGGAGGTTGGTACTCTTATAATGATGACGACAGAAATCCAGGTAGTGCAAATCACTATCCTACAACATCAGCTAGATCATTTAGATTTTCATTTGTAGGAGCAGGAAGTGTAGGTGCTGTAGGTAACTATGCAGGTTTATTACAATTTAATCCTTGGGATGGCACAACTTCCTCTACAGGAGATTCTTCTTATCAGTTAGCATTTGTTAATCAAACAGGTGTTAATGGTTCTGGAAATCCTGGCTTAAGATTAAGAAAAGGTATTGATAGTACTTGGGGAGCTTTTTGTGATATTTTAACTTCAGTTAATTACACAAGTTATTCTCCTACACTAACGGGTACTGGGGCAAGTGGTACATGGAGTATTTCGGTATCAGGTAATGCAGCAACAGCCACCAACGTGGCTTATTCAGGATTAACTGGAACAGTTCCTACTTGGAATCAGAATACTACGGGTAGCGCTGCCACTGTAGGTGGATATGCTCCTTCTGGTAGTGTAGGTGCAAACACAGTGGTTATTAGAGATGCTAACAACTACATCTATGCTCATTACATTAACTCAAACGTATCTGAAACAGAGAACCCAACTATCAACTCATTCTATACAAGTAATGGAGATGGATGGTTAAGGAAGTCTAGTGTTGCTCACGTTAAGTCTCAATTAGGATTAGGGTCTATGGCCTATGAATCTAGTGGTACTTATCAAACTGTATCTGGAGCAATTAATACAGGAAACATCGCTAGCCAATCTGTAAGTTACGCTACAATATCACAACAGCTTACTAAGTTTGGAGATATCTATGGTCAAGATTGGAATAGCTATTTTATTACTGCTAAGTTAATTGTATCTAATGCATTAGGTCACACTGGAGCTAATAGACCTAGTGATTCTTATGGTTATGGTACTGTTTTATCTTATGGTGAAACTGGAGGTCCTTTGATGCAAATGTACTTCCCTGAAGATGTTGCTAATACTGGAGGTGCATACAGAGCTTTGGCTTATAGATCTGGATATAATGGTAGCTGGAGTGCTTGGAAAACTGTAGTAAACCAAGTAGGTAATACTTGTACTGTTGCTGGAAGTAATGGAACAGGTTTACAAGTTCACTCTAACGTAGGGTATAACCAAGATCCTTTGACTTACTTCTTATTGAGAGGTCAAGCAGATTCTAGTTGGAAAACATTTAAGATACTTCTTACTGGAGATGCAGGAGGTCAAGACATTGAATTCAGACGTATTGCAGAGAACAGTACAGACTCAAGAATGTTCTACGTTCCAAGAGGCTTAAACCAAGTAATTTTTGACTACACAGTTGTTCAGCCTTCAGATTCTAGACTTAAGGATAACCTCACTCCTATTACTACTCCTGTAGAAAAGATTAAATCTCTACGTGGTGTAGAGTTTGATTGGAACTCAGGTGAGCACGTAGGCACACATGATGTAGGTCTTATTGCTCAAGATGTTGAGGCAGTACTTCCAGAAGCGGTTACTACTCAAGAAGATGGATACAAGAACTTGGCTTACACTAAAGTTATCCCTCTATTGGTAGAAGCAATGAAAGAACAACAAACAATGATCGAGGCTTTAAGGGCTGAGATAGAACTATTAAAAAACAAGTAACTTGACAAAATAAACTTTATTGAGTATATTTGTTATGTATACAAATCTAAAATTATAATTATAAAACAATGGCACTTAAAATCACAAAAAACATCGGGACGGATAAGGGGATAACTTCTGAAGCCTATGTCCGTATTGCTGACTACCAAATTTCTAAATCTGGTAACGCTAACTTCCGCATCCAACTTTACTTAAGTGAAGCTGATGCTACTCCTAGTAACGCTTCTATGGGCCCTATGGGTGGAGATCAAGCACGTAACCAAGCAATTGGTGAGTACTTATCTGTTCCTTTGACTAAGCAAGTAGAAGAGGTAAAGACTCGCACTATGATGCAACCAGTAGAGAAGGACGTAGTTAAGACTCGTACTATCACTAACGCAGAAGGTGAAGAGGTATCAGAAGAGTACACTGTAAAAGAGTACACTACTGAAGAAGTTACCGAGGAATACACAGTAACTAACACAGTTCCTGATTTATCTTCAGCTGAAGGTGTTGACATTTTTGCATTTGGCTACAGCCACTTGAAAGCAAAACTTGTCAGCTTATTCACTGCTGCTAAGGTAGAAGACTGCTAATTTGGCAGGATTTATAAAAAAGCATTATATTTGCATAAACCAACTAAACATATAAATCATGGCAACTAAATTAAACGAACAAGAAATTGAAGCAATCAAAGGCTTCCAGCAGAAGACTCAAAACGTAATTATGGATTTGGGTAAGATTGAACTCCAGATGAATGACTTGCTTTCTGTAAAAGAGAAAGTAAAAGAAGCAATGGCAGAAGTAGTAAAAGAACAGAATGAGTTCTTCCAATCTATTGAAGCTAACTATGGTAAAGGTCAAATCAACTTGGATTCATTTGAGCACATCCCTGCTGAAGTACCTGCTGAAGAAACTCCTGTAGTTCCCTTTACTCAGGCAGAAGTAATTTAAGTAATTTATTAAACTATTAGTTTAAAGAAACCCTCAGAGAAATCTGGGGGTTTTTTGTTTAATCTACAAGTAGTTGACTTATTTTTTTAAAGGTTTATCTTTGCCCATAACCAACCTTTTCTCACCTAAGTACCGTTTATGAAAGTCCGAAGTTGCTTTGAACATCCTTTCAGATACCACTGTGCTGGTGAGTTTAACTGTTTTTCTCACTGCTCTACTTTCTAAGTGGGTTATAGAAGACATTATTAAATTCTTAAAGAATAAAAAAGGTAACATATGAAACTATTAAACTTTATTGGCGGACTCTTCAAAGATGAGAAGGGTTCTGTCTCCATGAAACGATTGTGCGGATTAGCATGCACAATTACACTATGCGCTACATTGTACGCTAACTCTTTTACTGAAGCTCACTTTGCTCCTTCTGTTCCTTTGGTGGATGCAGTTGCTTTGTTGGCTTTTGGTTGTTTAGGTTTGACTTCTGTTGAGAAAATCATGAAGAAGCCAGAAGCACCTAGCGAAGACTAATTTACTATAAATTATAAACTATAAACTATAAACTATGAGCTACACAAGAGAACAAATCGAAGCGGCTATGAAAGCTAAAGGTTACAAGTACTTTGAAAACGGAGACTTTAATATCAATATCATTGGTGTTAGAAACTCTGCTACTGGTACTAAAGTAACTAACGTATTTGACGATCACTTGACTCTTTCTTACAAAGAAGGTGGAGAGTGGAAATTTAAAATCTGGCCTGCTACTACAGATCCAGGAACTAAGGGAGTTAAAGAATTCCATAACGCTGCAGGTGTTGCACGTTTAGTACCTGGTCAATACTCAGGTTCACACCACATTGCATTACACCAAGGTAAATACGAAGCCCTTAAGCAAAAGGCTAACGTTAAAGTTTACCGTGATGCTAACAAAGACATGAACTATGATGAGTCCAAGATACAAGAAGGGATCTTCGGTATTAACATTCATAAAGCTGGTGCAGACTCTACCTACGTTGAGAACTGGTCAGAAGGTTGCCAAGTGTTTAAGAAGTCTGCCGACTTTGATGCATTCTTGGCTATCTGTAAGAAGGCTGCAACATTGGGTGGTAATTCTTTTACGTACACTCTTATCGAGTCTAAAGATATTAAATAAATGAAAGGACTTCTAGTAAGTCTTTTTCTGATTCTCTCTATCCCCTGTTCTTCTCAGATTAAAGTGATGAAGGCAGGGGATGGTTGGGATTTAAAGGTAGACTCAGCCTTAGCATTAATTGCTCAAACAGATGTCAACATATACACTAGATTGATAGATGTCTGCGACATAGTAGACTTTTGGATTAGTCCCTATTCTTCTAACAACATATCTCAAGACGGAAACACTATTTACATAGCCGTAGGAGATGCAAAGATGAACTCAATTGCTAACTTAGCTTGCGTTCTTGTACATGAAAGTCTTCACCTAAGCTACTTGCTACATCCAGTAGTACAGAGTCTAGATGAAGAAGAACTTAAGTGTTACATATACGAACTAAGTTTTATAAATAAACTACCAACCCCAGAGCCTTGGTTACAGGCAAACGCTGTAGAACAAATACACAAACTAAGTAAAATAAAAACAAAATGAACAAATTAATTAAAGTCTTCATCGGGGTGCTTACATTGTTGGTTGGCAATGTATCAGCACAAAGTTCTGCTACCTCTCCAGGTACAGGTCACTGGGTAGTCATTGACTCAGGCTATCAAGTAGCTACTAACACTGTAGGTCAGACAGTTGCTCCTCTACATTTCTATAACACTTCTACTTCAGAGAAGATCACAGGTATGCAATTCCGTGTGTTCTACGACAAAACAGCTTTTACTGCAGTCGTTCCTTCTCTTAAGATTTCTACTACAGATCAATATCTTCAGTACGTAGATAGTAACACACAAGGATTCTTAACAGTTACCTTGGCTTACACAGGTACTAGTTCTACTTACAACTATTCTAACGGAGCTACATTTGATTTGACTTTCACTCACGCTGCTGAGTCTGTATGGAACAGTTTAGATTCTATCAAGACTTTAAAAGTTGCAGGTGTTAAGTCATTCTCTAATAGAGCTGCTACTAACTGGGGTAACGACACTACTTTGGTAGTTTACTCTTATGGTGGACGTTTCAACCAAAAGGTATTAAGATTTGCTACTAAGTTTAAGAACGTTACAGGTACAGATGCTAAGAACTTAACAGTTAGCTTAGAGAAAAGAGCTAAAGGTTCTTCTACCTGGACTGAAGTTGCTGCACAGAAAACTAACTCTAACGGGGTTACTGTATTCCGTAAGTTCTTAGATACTACTTATTGGGATGTACGTATTGCAGTTAAAGGTGATACAATGACTCCAGGTAACGTATTCTCTACTGCAGATGCACAGAAGGTTAACCAAGCTATCTTAGGTCAATACACTCCCGCAGGATTTGATTACTACACAATGGATGTAAACGGTACTACTGGTGATATTTCTATTGCTGATGTATACTCTGTATACGGACGTTTGGCAGGTAGATTCTCTGCTTGGCCTAACTCAAAGAAAGATGTAATGTTCTTCACAGTTGCTGAATATAATTCAATCAACGGATCTGCTTCTAACTTAACTGCTACTTACTCTACTGTAAATAACTTTACTTACTCTGTAGATGGAAGAGATTCTATTACTTACTATGTAGCTGTTAAAGGAGATGCAAACTCTACAGGATTTAAGATGGCTCGTTTAACTCCTATTAAGATTGTTAACTCTGCTAATGCAAAGCGTTACATTATTGACGAAACTGTAAGTTATGATTTCCCTGCAGAAACTATTGAGGTAAACATGCCCAAAGTAAGTGTAGAAGAAGGAAACCTAGTTAACATTCCTGTTAAAGTTTTAACTAACGGAAAGAACTTAGGTGCATTACAGTTAGATCTTAAGTACGACACAGCTTACTTAGAGTTTAAAGGTATTGAGAACTCTGAGAAGATGATGAAGTGGACTACTTATATGAACCCTTCTAATGGTATAGTATCTTGGGGAGGTGCTGACTTAACTAACGAGAACATGCTTAATGACGGAGAACAGGCTTTCAATGTTCAGTTCATTGCTAAGAAGCCTCAAGATAGTTGGGCAAGTGCAGCTTTATGGACAGGTGCTAAATACGTAGGAGACAAAAACTCTAAGGATATGAACATCACTCCTGCTATGGGTATTATTGAAGTACGTAGAGTTAACAAAGGAACTGTTTCGCTTAATGATTTAAACTCTATTATAGTATTTCCTAATCCTACAGAAGGAGATATTCAGATTCAATTCAAGATTAAAGAAGACTCTAACGTAGACATGGCTATCTCTGATGAGGTAGGAAGACGCATACAGACTATTTTAAAACAACGTATGCCCGCAGGTAAGTACAAGTATAGTGCAAACCTAGATCGTCTTTCTAATGGCCTCTATATCCTTTCTGTAACAACTGAGACAGAAGTATTACATTCAAAAATAATTGTACAAAAATGAACATTAAAAAAACACTTGGTTTTACCCAAGCAGAGCCAGTAGCAGTAGATCCTAAGAACAGGTTCTACTATATGCTACAACAAATGCAAGCTAATCGTTGGAGAATTACAGCAATTGTATTAGGTTTGTTTACTTTAATTATTGTTGGTATTAATGCAGCAGTATTTTTAGGAGCATCTATTGGAGAAGATTGGAAAGAAATGTTACTTATTTTGTTGGGTGCCTTTGTAGGTAACTTAAACAAAGTAGTTGACTACTGGTTCAATTCTGAAGATAGAGATAAAATGTTAATCTCTAAAGTAGATGAGGAAGACGATACCCCAGAAATCATAGCTGCTAAATATAGTAAAAGAGAAGAAAATTAAGTATATTTACTTATGGCTTACGTGTATAGACATATTAGATTAGATACGAATATTCCATTTTATATTGGAGTAGGCGTAGATGATAATGAAGGAAAATTTAAGAGGTCTAAAGCAAAAGAGCATCGTAATGAGTATTGGCATAATATTATAGCCAAAACAAACTATAGAGTAGATATTATTATGAATGACTTAAGTTGGGAAGAGGCTTGTGAAAAGGAAAAGGAACTCATTAAATTATACGGGAGAAAAGATAAGTCTGAAGGTTTTCTAGCAAATCAAACAGATGGAGGTGATGGTGGTACTGGTGTAATTGTAAAACAAGAAACACGAGAGAAGATAAGACAATTCCAAATCAGTTTAGATAAAAAAGGAAAACCAGGTAGAGTATGGACGCAAGAATCAAAAGATAAACTTGCAAATACAATACGAGGAATTAAACATACTCCTGAAGCTATAGAGAAGATGCGTAAGCCTAGAGAAAATACTGCAAATTATAAATACCCAAAATCAAAAGTATCATGTGAGGTTTGTGGCTTTATGGCACAACCTGCTGCAATCTCAAGATGGCATAATACAAATTGTAAAAAGTCTTTATCTAATACAAGTAATCCTTAATCATGGCTATACCCTGTCCGATGTGTAAAGAACCCCTAGGCTTAGACTTAAAGTTTATCTTAAAGAATCCTAAGTCTGGGTGTCCACACTGCAGTACTATCTTTAACTTCACAATAAATGAAGAAATAAAAACATCCTTCTACTCTGCAATTAAGGAAATAGAAAGTGTCAAGAAATCGTACCAGGGTACAGTTAAATTTAAATAAAAAACAACACAAACTAATATATAAATTATGGCAGATTCAATTGCAGATCAGTTCAGAGGACTTCCTATCGAAGACCTTATTGTAAGCCCTATTGTCGGAATGGCAAAAGGACAAGCTAAATTAAATGAAGTAACTTGGAGATACATCTCTGAGGTAGCTTTTGAGAAAAAAGGTGATGCTAATGTTGCACGCTCACTTGATGTAGAGATGCAACGTGTATTCACAGACGGAGACACAGGAGTTCAAGAACTTAAGACTGTTTACAGTAAAGTTCCTATGCTTCCTTTGGTTCCGTTGCCTTCTTTGGCAATTACTTCTGCTGACATCAATTTCACTATGGAAGTAAAAACTTCAGACATGTCTAAAGAATCTAACGATTCTGAGACAGCTTATGAAGTAACTGCAGGTGGCAAATGGTGGGGTATGAGTTTCAATGCTAAGGTATCTGGTAGCGTAAGTGCTCACAAAGAGAACACTAGGCAGACTGATAACTCAGCTAAGTACGAAGTAAAAGTACATGCAGAACAGTTGCCTCCAACAGAAGGCATGCTTAAATTATCTGACTTCCTTACTGCAATGTTAGAGCCTTCTTTGGTTCCGTTGAGTAAAGAATCTTAATCAGAAAATTTAACTAACTTTGCTGTATGGCAAGATTAAACATTGAGGAACTTGTAGGCGGTCTATTAGAGGCCGCCATGGTTTCTCAGAGTATTAGTGAAAGACAACACATTAATGCTCTACGAAATTACTTTAATGAGGATGGTACTCCAAAGGTTACAAACTTTATGATTGGGGACAAGGAGTTACTAGTGCCTCTTTATATTCTAGCAGATCACTCTTCTATTGGACTAGATGAGTTAGATATAGAGTTTGAAGCTAGATTAATTTTTGGGGATGAGGAGAAGGAAGTATCCAGTCTTAAGAAGTCTCTACTGGGACTATTTAAGAAGAAGGGGTACGAACACAATATAAAAGGAATTGAAGTAGACTCAGGAATCAATCCAAGTTCTTCAGGGATGGCTAAGATTAAAGTTAAATTTAAAGCCGATGAAAAGCCTGAAGCCGTGTCTAGAATCATTGACTCTTATATACAAGCATTAGGACAAACAAACTAATATGGAAGAAGGATCTATGGGTAAAACATTTTTTGAGAAGCTGAAAGAGCAATCTTTCACTATTATATTATTAGTGGGTATCCTGTACTACCAGAACATGAACTTTAAAATTCAGTTAGAAGAGTATAAAAAGATGATAACTGATAAAGAAACTTTAATCCTTAAACTTACTGATGATGAAAGAGCTAGAATGATTGAGCGTAATCAGTACCTAATGGAGCAAAGAGATAAATACGTAGAAGAACTTATAAATAAAAATTAATATCATGTCAGAAGAAAAAGAAGAAAGCGGTATGTCCGCTATCAAAAAAACTATCATTGGAGCAATTACTACTGCTGTTACAGCAGGTGGTGCTTGGTTTGCTACTCATCTAGGAGGAGGCGAAGAACCTAAAGAAGATGCTAAGACAGAACAATCTGCTCAGCCTGTTATTAACGTTAACTTAGAGAACAACAACACTAACCAGCAAAAGCAATCAGGTGGAGGTACTACTACCATCATCAGAGAGAAAGAGGTTTCAAAGCCTGCTGCTACTCCTGCTCCTGCTACTAAACCTCAACCAGATGAAGAAGATCCTTGGTAGTCTATTGTTGACTGTTGTATTGTTTGCTTGTGGTAGTATGAAAACAACCACAGATGATGAGCCTGTAGTATCTAAGGACATCTCAAGTGTTTCTGGTTACACAGATTCTATTAAAAAAACAGTTCAAGTAGTTAGTGTAGACATGACAAAAGTCTTAAGTTTGTATCCTGCATTACAGGAGAAGAACGTAGGCTTAGGTTTTGCTGAATCCGTATTAGATTATTTAGATGAAACGAATCGTTTTATATTTACTGAGGAGAAGAGTGAGATCAAGGAGAGGATGGTAACTCAGTTTAAAGCTTCAAAGAAAGGTGTATTTGATGAACCCATTGATGGAAAAGGTAAGATTAAACCTGCTCACTACTTTGTTTATGTTACTGTGGCCGATTTTGCTGTTGATGAAGATGAGCAAGTTGATGGTCTTAAGTCGAAGGTTGCTGTTACTACCTTTATTCGCTTACAAGTGCGTTTTGTTGACGCAAAGACAGGTCAGATATACATTGGATCTGGAGAAGGCGAATCACAAAAGGTAGGCGAATCTTTCTTAAAGTCTCTAGACGATATGAAGTTTTCTCAAAGTACTGTCGGTAAAGCTACCAGAAAGTCTTTAGAAACTGCTTGTACTAATGTGATTCAAAATCTCATTAAGGCAGGTGTATTTAAAAACTAAGATATTAATCCTATTCATGATAGCTCTGTCCCTCAAAGGCCAGAGCTTTATGTATTCTTACACAGATCCGTGTACACAAGAGTTAAAATTTATTAACGCAAATATGTCTAGTCCTATAGTAATTGCTTACTATGGACAGGTACAAACTTTCTCTTATACAGAATTAACAGATGGAACATTTGATAATTGGATAAATAGTGTATATTTGAAGTATAAAAATACATCACCCTGTCAAGGAGTTGGAGTAACTACTACAACAACAACGACTACAAATGCGACCTTAAACATTGTAAGTAATGTTATGAATCTAGGGGCCATATCAAATGTAGGAAGTGTTAACGTAGATGTAGGTGGGAGTACTTCTTCAGGAACTAACGTAGGAACTAACAATAAAACCAATAGCAATGACAATCGAACTAACTCTCGGAATCGTACTAGCAGTAGCTCTAGTGGTTCTGGTAATTCTGGCAGCTCGTCAGGAGAAAACGGACAATCAAACGGTGGAGGTAACTCCTCAGAAACCTCAGGCAGTAACCAATCCAGTAGTGGAAGCAGCGGAGACGGTAATGCAGGAAGCAGTGGTGACAACTCCAGTAGTGGAAGTAGTGGAAGTAGTAGCGGAAGCTCCAGTGGTAGCAGTGGAAGTGGAAGTGGCTCAGGAAGTAGTGGCTCCTCCAGTGGTAAAACCGAAGAAAAAACGGAAGTACAAACCGAGAAACCCTCAGAACAAAAAGTAGAAGAAACTAAGACTGAGCAACAAAAGTCTCAGTCTGGTGGTACTGTGAAAGCAGCCAATAAAGCTAAAGCCGAAGTTGCTAAGCCTGCGATCATAGTAACGGGTGATTTAGTTGGTATTCAGACTAAGTCTGATGGAGCACAAGATGCAAGAGGTACTGCTTCCTTTACAAGAGTAAAAGGAGATGGTACTTCTTCTCTTGGGTTTTCAGCCGATTATATGCTTAATGCTAAGATCGGTAATATCTCCTGTGTCCGTTCATGGATAGGAGCAAACAAAAAAGGGCATAAACACATTAGTGTAGTATCAGATGGAATGAGTCTGATGCCTAAAGCCTTCTCTAACACAGCTCTGTTTGTTAGAGTAAATTCAGTCAAGAACTTTACAGCACTCTACGGAGCTGCTGGAACTTATGGTAAACTCTACGGAGAACAAATGATCTCTACTATTGTTATAGGGGGATTTATGTATAAGGGAAAACTTACTAAACATATAGATGCTACAATTATTATGGCAGGTATCTATTCTCCCTACTCTAAGTATTATACAGAGTCTTTATTTAAAGCTAAGCCTATTGTAATTCCTTTTGTAAACCTTACCTGGAAGATGACTAAGACATTTGGTCTAGGTATTACAGGAGGAGGAACTTATGTAGCAGGTCAGGACATTCTCAACTTTCAAATCTTAATGGGAGCAAAGTTATTGATATGAGGTGGGTTATTGTTCTATTCTTCTTTGTGAACGCACTGAGTGCACAATTCACTTATTCTGGATACTTGTATAATGCAAATGGATCTGGTGCAAACAACGTGGCTGTAAAGCTATATAGAAGGACAAATTCTACTATAACAGGATTTACTTCTCAGAGTAATTATAATGGGCACTCTTACTATCGTTCTACAGGAACAGCTAACTGGACTACAGCTAAAGCTAACTGTGTTGCTATGGGTGGTTATTTAGTAACAGTTACAAGTTCAGGTGAAAATAGTTTCTTATTTAATCTTTGGCCTTCTGGTTGGATAGGACTAACAGATGAAGTAACAGAGGGGACTTGGAAATGGGTAACAGGAGAAACTTTTTCTTACACAAACTGGAACTCAGGAGAACCCAATAACTCAGGTAATGAAGACTACATTCAATTTGTAGGTAGCGGTAAGTGGAATGATTTAAACAATAGTAGTAGTCTGGCTTATGTTATAGAATTTGATTACATAGTAACAACTTCTTCTTGGACCCTTTATAAAACTATTTATACTAACTCTTCGGGTTACTATTCTATTTCTGAGACTTATGATCCTTCTAAGGAGTACTACATAGAGATAGCTGCCCCTACTAGAGTCCAGGCTTATGCAACCTCAGATATCCAAGGAGTATCTAATACTATACTAGGAAAAACTACAAGAAATGGTTTGTCTTTTCACATGTATGATGTAAATGAAGATGGATTACTTTCAGTAGCAGACAAGTATTATGTGGCTGCAAGAAAAGCAGGAAGGTTTTCTAAGTGGAGAACAGCTCCTGACGTAAGAATCTTTACTACTTCTCAATACAATGCAATTAAAGCGGCTACTACAAATGTACGTGCAACTTATCCTGGAGTTTCCACTCATACAACTTCTACTTTAACTAGTGGAGGAACTTTAAATCTCTACATAATAGCTCCTGGTTATGCTGGAGCAGTAACCTACTAACTATTAAATTATGAAAAAACTATTTATACTTTCCGCTTTAGTCACTATGATGACTTCTCTGAGTGCTCAATGCTATAAGATTGACACTGTAACCTCAATTGCTACTGTAACAGAGATAGGAGGAAGACCTATAATCTTTGGAGCACAAACTACTCTAGAAGAGATTGCTTCAGCCAAGTACCAATTATGTAATGAGGGCAGTCCTATTTCAGGAAAAATCAAATCCATTGCAATGCCAGAACAACTTGTAAATATTGTAGGCTTACAGTTTCTTAAACGAGAATACATTGTAAGTACAGAAATTAACGTAAATGGAATTCTTCTTCAAGGAGAAGCTAGTAAAGTAGTTTACGTTAATGCTATGTTTGTTTCTGTAGAAGGTATTCCTCATAACAGAAAAGCTTATTCTAAAGCTTTAGAGAAGTCGTTTAAGAGTGGGTTTGAGAGTTTAAAATAGGATAGGTTCCTTCTCTCTCCGAGAAGTAGTCTATTTTGACTTTCTATTCTAACTTATATTACAGCAGTTTTTAACCAAATAGCTCCTCAGAGCTAAGTCTCTATTCTGTCCACTTATTGCCTACGGTCTATTGGTTGTAGGTTAGAGCACTGTAAACTTTATTAGAACATTTTGACACTATCGGAGAAACCTCTTTTCACCTCTGAGGGCTACTCATACAATCCAACTTCTAGCAGATTACTTTTAAATCCTCGTCTGCGAACACAAAGATGTGATGTCACTACGAAGGTAACTACATTTTGTAGTCAACTGTTTGCTCTGTGGATAAATTGTGGGATTAAATTCCTGCTGACTTCTGAGCATGCATGTAGTCAGTCTGTTGCATAGGTTGGTCTTCATCTAAAAGTTCTGTTAATGCTTCTTCAATGTAGTCAAAAAGCATTTCTTCGTTATACTTTTTACGATAAGTGAATGCTTTAAAGCCATCATAGAGAGCTAATTTAAATCCTCCTATATCTCCTTCTAGCTTTACCTGCTCATCTTGGAGTGCTAGTAAGAAAATATCAAATACTTCCTGGGCATTTGGTTTTTTAATTTTATCCATCGACATAACAAATCCTCCTTGTACAAATATAATCTTTAATTATTTTTTGTCTAGACATAGTTTTTCACTAAAATAACCATAGGTGTTAAGAGTTGGGTTAACACGGTTAATATCTTAAGTTAAAAGTATTCTTTGAGTTAACATATAACTTGACTTTTTTTGTTAAGATAGTATATTTGTTTACGTTAAAACAAAACCAACCAATGAAAGTAGCACGTAAATACGAAGAAGGAGTTAAGTTGCATCAGGCATACATTGATGTATTACTTAGACTTGCGGGGTATAGGTTATCAGACCTGTACACCAGTATATTAGCCCATAGTTCATTTTACGGTACTTTAGACAAAGTAGTAAAAGAAAGAATCGCCAGTGAGTTTGACACATCAATCCAAGTTATTTCTAATGGAATAACTAAGTTAAGAAAGATGGGCATCTTAGAAAAGAATGCAGTCAACCCAAGACTGTGTCCTACTAGCAAGCAAGGTGTCACACTTACTTTGGTTCTTTCTACTTTAGATCAACCTGTTCTTAAGCAAGAAGCTTTAGCAACTGCATGACCTCAATAAAGGATACATACGAAACCATTGAGATAAAGACCTATGCTGCCTATTCAGATGTAGCAAAAGAAATGGGTCTTACTATTGATAAGGTAAGTACTGTATACGAATGGTACTTAAAGAAAACCATTGAGGAAATAGTAGAGCTACCTACAGTTAAAGTTAGATTGTCTGGCTTAGGAGTTTTAGTTTTTAATCCTTCTAGAGCAATCAAACTAATAGCTAAGAAACTTAAGTCCGAGTATCTATTAACTTATGAGACAGAAAGACAAGGACTCACAGCAATCAGAGGTTATGCTAACTACTACATGTTAGAAGATTGGCTTAGACTATTTAAAGAAAGATACGAAAGAGGACAATCTAAAAAACTCTATAACCAACAAACCATAGAGTATATGGATAGAACATATCAGACACAAATATTAAACCACCAGAAATTATATGAATCCTTACAAAGAGTACATGGCCCTGAGCCTGAAGGGGCTAAAGAATTTGAACAAAGTATTGGAGGGAGTAGCAACGAAGACAGCGAATCAATTTAAACTACTAAGCCATGAAAAACAGAACATTATCGCAGACAGAATGGACATTTGTATTAATTGTCCCTACAATTCAAGAAACGCAGTCACTTCTCCCGAGTATGTACAACTCACAGGCAAGCACTACAGCACTGACAGAAACGAACTTCACTGTTCATTTTGTGGCTGCATCGCTACCTACAAAACGGCATCTCTATCTTCAGATTGTGGAATAGCAGATTGGAACGCAGAACACCCTTTACATAAAATAGAATTAAAATGGAAAAGCACAGAACAGTAACCATCAAGAATGGTTGCGACAAAAAACCAGGTAGCAAGTGTGGAGTTCAGATCTACTTCTTGCCTGCCGACAAACCTTTAGTAAAGGTTTCTTCTAAAGCAAAGTAAGATGATAGACAACCAACCAAACCCCCAGCCATACGTAAACTTTACTTTACAAGATAACTTATTTGAGACATTTAAGATATTTTGGAAAGCAGGGTTTTCGTACAGTAAAACAGGCAGAGATGAAGACTTCTATGCACGTGTGCTAGAGGACATCATGAACATGTCTCAAGAAGAATTTTTAAAGAAATACTCAAATGGCCGTTAAGAAATTATCATACATATCAGCAGAACTAGAGTGGGCAGAACAACGCCTAACTGAATGGAGAGCTTATATAGATAACAACCCTATCAACTCTTTGAAAGATAGAATTGAGTGGAAGCCAACAGCTAAAGGCGGAACTATGCCTATGGTTATTGCTAGCCAAGAATCTCAAATCAAATCTTTAAGAGATACTATGAAAGAGTATTTAGCTCTTCTAGAAGTAGTAGATAGGTTGAGAGAGAAAGAAGAACAGAAAGCAGAAGCTAGAGGTTCTCAAGAAATTAATGGTAAGATGAAACAATTCAGTTAATATGCACGCTAATCTAGAAAGTCCAGAATTCTTTATTAATGTTAAGTCCTTCCCTGAGATTGGCTCAGAGGAGTATGATGCATTTTGGGAGAACGAAGACAAAAAGATTACAGAAGGTGTAACTATTAATGGATTTTATTTCTCGCCTTTTATTTATTGGCATTTAAACTACTGGTCTATTTATGTAGATACAATGGTAGGTAAGCGTCAAATTAGAAAGCTAGACAAACCTCAGCTTTGGGATACCTACTTAGCAGTAGATGAAACTATCCATAAAGCAGAGAATCATATAGACGGAAAGAAAGGAGTTGTGATGGTAGGATCTAGACGTATCTCTAAGTCAGTTCTAACTTCTTCTTATATGGCTCACAAAGCCATTACACAGAAAGGTTCTGACAACTTGATATCTGCGCTTAACCAACCTGACTTAAAAGTAATCACAGACTACGTAGACTTAGGTATTAGAAATCTTCCTGACTACTTTAGGTTCCCTCGTATTGAGGATGACTGGAAGAGACAGGTAACTTTAGGATTTAAAGATAAGAGAACTAACTCTCGTAATGAGTGGTCTAAGTTCCACGTAAGAAACTTTGATGAAGGCAACAATACGGAAGCAGCGGCAGGTCTTACTCTATCTTCGTTTCTTTTAGAAGAAGGAGGAAAAGGAAAGATCCTTTCTTGCTTAGCGGCAACTACTCCTTGTTTTGACAGTCCTTATGGCTGGCGTTGTTCTCCTTTTGTAATTGGAACTTCTGGAGATATGACTAAGGCAGCAGACCTAGAAGAGTTATTTAACAATCCTGAAGCTTATAACTTTCTTCCTGTAGAGTCTAATGAAACAGGAAAGTCTTATGGACTCTTTATTCCAGGTACACGTTCTTTGAAAGTTCCAAAGCAAGAAACTCCCCTAGGACTTTACTTAGGTAAAGAAGATCCTTCTGAGTTAGACATAATTAAGATTTGGGTAGCAGACGAAGAGAAAGGAAAAGAACTTATCTTAAAGTCTAGAGAACAGACTAAGAAATCAAACGGTTTAGAAGCTTACTTAAAAGAAGTAATGTACTATCCTTTGAATCACGAAGAGTGTTTCTTAGAACTATCTCAGAACATATTTCCTGTAGACTTACTTCAAGAACAACTACAGAAATTAAGTGCTCAAGAAATCCAAGCAGACAATGTAGAACTCTACATTAACTCTGATGGAAAGATAAGACACAAGTTTACAGACAAGAAGCCCGTTATTAACTTCCCTGTTAAGTCCACAGATCCCATTGAGGGTTGTGTTCAGATTTGGGAATATCCTCTGTCAGAAGCCCCCTATGGACTTTATACAGCAGGAACGGATCCATACAAACAGTCGCAGGCACACTACTCAACTTCTTTGGGTTCTACTTATATTTATAAGAGGGTCCACAATCTAAGCGGAGAAGGTTGGCAGAATATAGTTGTAGCTTGTTACACAGGTCGTCCTAAGAAGATTGAGACTTGGTATGAGATAACTAAGATGCTTCTTAAGTATTACAATGCTAAAACTCTTTGTGAAAACATGGACTATGGTTTTATCCAGCACTGTGTAGACAAGAATGAATCTCCCAAGGTTCTAGAGAAGACGCCTAAGTTCCTAAATGACATTCACCCTAACTCTACAGTTAATCGTGACTATGGTATTCACATGACTAAAGACATTAAAAACTATTTGATGTCTCTTATTATCGAATACATAACCGAGGTAATAGAAGTAGAGAGAGACGAAGATGGAGCTATTGTAAAAGAAAGACTAGGAGTAACCAGAATGTTAGATCCTCTTTTGATTAAGGAGTTAATTAAGTTTACCCCTAAGTTAAACGTTGACCGAGTTATTTCATTTGGATTAACTCTAGCTATGGCTAAGACTCTTACTACTCAGGTTATTATTTCTAACTCAAACGATGATAATAGAATCCAGGCTTACTTCCGAGAAAAGAAAGGGAACTCTTTGTTCCGTACAACCTCATCCCCCTTCCGATACTAATACTACTAAACTAAAACAAATATACTAAAATGATTATTGAAGCATTTAAAGAGCATACTGACCCTGTCAATCATGCCTACTTCTACCCCGAGCAATTTGTAAGCTTAAAAGAGAAGCAGTCTGAACATTGGATAAAGTCTACTATGGACTATTTTGCAAATATTGCATTTGCACAATACAAGCAGAATGTAGAATTTAGAAAGAACTACCGCTTACTTAACGGAGAATTTAACTTTGCTGACTATACAAACGTTGCAGATTATCAAGAGCTAATCAGTTACTTGGAAGATGCTCCTAACCAAGATCCAGAAGTTCCTCAGCACTTAAAACATTATCCAATAGTAAACCCTCCTATCAATCAGTTAAAGGGAGAGTTGATTAACCGTCCTCACAAATACAAAGTAAAAGCTGTAGATGATGAAGCAATTAACGAAACTATTGACTTTAGAACTGAGTTGATTAAAGAACACTTCTTAAAAAACCTTGAGGCTCAACTAGAAGGACAAGAGATTGACCCTGAACAGAGAGCACAGATGGAGCAAGAAATCCAGAATAAAATCTTGGATTATACTTCAGTTGCTGAAGAGTGGGGTAACAAAACTCTTAATGCTCTTAAATATCATTTTAACTTTAGAGATAAATCTCAACAATCATTCCTAGACTTCTTGGTAACAGGTAAAGAGTTTCACCACTTCTACCCTGATAACTCTCGTTTAGGATTTAATTATAAAGTAGAGAACCCTTCTAACGTATGGTACTTAGGTAACCGTAATGCTCAGTATACAACAGACTGTTGGGCACTAGGACTTATTGAAGTTCTTTCAATGACTGAGATTGTAGATCGCTATACTTTAACAGGAGAAGAAGTAGAACATTTAAGAGATCGTTCTCTTCAGAACTTAAGAAACAACGAATACTCTCCTATGGCTCCTGCTCTTCCAGATCCTAACGATCCTTTGTGGCAGTTGACATTTGAGAACGTAGGTGACTTTGCTAACGGAGGTATTGACCATAACGTATTCTCATTTAACTCTCAGCATGCCTATACGGTAATTACCTGTTACTGGCAGTCTAAGAAAAAGATCTTTAAAAGAACTTTCCTAGATGAAGAAGGATACCAGCAAGAGATGTTTGTATCTGAAGAGTATAAGATGGATAAAACTCTAGGAGATATTTCTGTTGAAGAACTTTGGATCAACGAGTGGTGGAGAGGAATCAAGATTGGAGCTAACATCTACGTAAACATAGAACCTTTAGAATTTATTCAAGATTGTCCCCTAGTAGGAATCATTAATACTTCTCGTAACACTCAAGGTAAATCTTTATTAGATCTTCTTAAGCCTTACCAAGTTCTTTATAACATTTGTATGAACCAGTTATGGGAACTACTAGAGAAAGAGATTGGAGTAGTGTTCTTAGGTGACCTTAAAGTTGTTCCTAAGAAAGACTCTCAGGATCCTATTGAGACAATGTTGTGGAATGCTAAGAACAGAGGTACTCTTTTGATTGATACTTCAATCGAGAATACAGGAGGAGCTGTACAGTTTAACCAGTTCTCTCGTATTGACCTTACACGTTCTCAAGAAATCCAAGCACGTATTCAGTTGGCTCAACAACTTCGTCTAGAAGCTTATGAGTTGGTAGGTATTACTCGTCAACGTTTAGGTAACTCACAGGCATCAGATACAGCAACAGCTGCTAACAATGCTTTGATTCAATCTTTTGCTCAAACAGAGACTTGGTTTGCTTGGCATGACAACGTACTTCAGAGAGTATATCAGACTATTCTAGATATGGCTCAGTACATTGAATTGCAGAAACCTACTTCTACGCTTAACTATCTTAACTCTGAACTAGAGAATGTATTCTTAAGAGTAAGTAAGAACGAACTACTTCATGAGTTGTTTGTGTTTGTATCCTCGTACGCAGAAGACAAAGTAACTCTAGAACAGTTAAAGCAATTGGCTCAGCCTGCTATGCAGAATGGAGCAGAGCTTTCTGAGATGGTAGACTTGTTTACTGCTAACTCTGAAAGAAGTCTTCGTAAGACTTTAGGTGATGTACAGAAACGTAAAGAAGCTATTCGTCAACAAGACCAAGCACTTAAACAACAAGAGTTGCAACAACAACAAGAACAGTTCCAGCAGAAGATGCAAATGGAAGCTGCCCAAGATGAGAAAGAAGCTCAACGTGATGACATGAACAAACAACTTGATCGTGAGAACAAACTTCAGATTGTACAACTTCAAGGTATTGCTAACGAAGGTTCTTACAATCCTGACGTAGATACTACTGGACTCTTAATTGAACAAACTAAAATAGCTCAAGATATTTCTAAGCAAACTTTCGAGAAAGTAACTAAGAATAAAGAGCTCAGTTTGAAAGAGAAAGAGCTAGCACTCAAGGAGAAAGACATAGATACCAAGCTAAAAATAGCTCAAACAAATAAAAACAAATACGATTCTGGCTCAAAAAAGAAATAGAATGAACTGAAATTGGGAGGTTTGTGAGCCAGAAAATCTCCCATTTCAACATATTGTATATAACGTATCATAAATAATTAATCTCTTGTGTTAATTTTTTAAAATACTATTTTTGAATTAAACCAAACTAACCATTATGACTAATGATAATCCATTAGAGAACTTAGAGTTCTTTGACAGTTTTTCCGTGGATGATCCTTTTGAGGATGCCGCAGAAGATCCCAATGCCAACGTCAAACCAGACATCTTAAATGGGGAAGATTACGATCCCCTAGCTGAGGAAACAGAACCAGAAGGTTCTCAAGATCCTTTAGAAGATGAAGAGTTGCCACTTCCTAAAAAGAAAACTCCTCCTGCACCTGCAGAAGAAGAAGAGGAAGAAGTAAACCTAGAAGATGACGAAGATGAAGAAGGAGATGAAAATCAATTTGAGATTTTTGCCAATGGTCTTATACAAGCAGGAATGCTTAATGTAGAAGAAGGCGAAGAGATCGAATGGAATGAACAAACCTTCTTAGCTAAGATGAATGATACCATCGAAGACAAGGCTTGGAATCAACTAGAGCAACTTGCAACAGAGACTTACGGAGAAGCAGGAGTACAGATGATCGAAGATATCTTCATCAATAAAGTTCCAGTACAAGAATACCTACAGATGTTCTCTAACGAACAGATTGTAGAAAATGTAGACTTGGGTGTAGAAGCAAATCAGGAAAGAGTTTTCCGTTTGTATCTAGCTAAGACAGGAATGGACGAAGATGAAATCCAAGATCAACTTAACTACGCTAGGGACAATGATCGCTTAGAAGCCTACTCTCAAAAATACCACGGTAAACTTGTAGAGAAGATGCAACAGGAAAGAGCAGTACTTGCTCAAGAGAGTGAAGCAAGGGTTCAAGTAATGAAGCAAAAAGAAGAAGAAAGAGAACAGTTATATGCAGACGTACTAGATAAAGCAATTGCTTCTGGTACTATTGAAGGTTATCCTTTAAACGAACAAGCTGCAAACGAACTATTTGATTTCGTTTTATCTAAGCCTCACGTTCTTCCAAACGGACAACGTATTAGTGACTTTGAATATAAACTAGCTCGTATGCGTCAAGAGGATCCTAGTAAGTTCTTAGCTGTAGCAAAACTAGTTCAAAGCAATTTGGACTTGTCTCCTGTAAAAAGAAAAGCAGTAACAGAAGAAACCAATTCTCTGTTCAATAATCTTAAAACTAAGAGCAAGAAGTCTTCACCTTCTAATAAAGGAAACGAAGATGTATTCTCAAAGTATTTCAAATAAACAAAACAAAACAAAAATAAATTACTACTATGCCTAATCAAAGTATTCCAAGGGTTAACGGGAGAGTTATAGCTAACGCCCACATGACCAGCTCATTCTATTCTAAGAATGGTTTGGGTAAATTGACTGACAAGAATTTTGTTGAAACTATGTTGCGCACTAAGCCTGACCAGTATGACAAAATGATGATCCGTCTATTCACTGACACTAAATTGTATTCTAACGATTTGATCGACCTAGTTATGAAAAGCGGTAAGCCTTTCATGGTTAACGATCCTAATGGTGTGTTCACCTACAAAATCAAGAAGCGTGCTGAATTGCCTAAAGTTATTGTTAACTTGGCTTCTAGCATTGCTAAACCTGGTATTGATGGACAAGAGTTCGAGATTGTGTTTGACAAAAATGTATTCGTTGTAAACGATATCATCACTGCACATCGTTATGAGCAAGAAACTCAGATCCAAGTTGTAGCTGAAGGTGAAAAGTATCAGAATGGTTTTAAGTACCGTGCTCGTGCAATTGGTGCTTCTAGTTCTGATTTCGTTAACCAACGTTTCTTACAAGTAGGTACTGAGTACTTCAAGATTGGTAACATCTTGGGTGAGTACACCACTTCATTCTCTAGCTTGGGAGTGTTTGATGGTAACTTAGAAGTTATGGCTGATGTATTGCAACAGTATGGTGTTGAACACACTATCACTGACTGGGCTGATGCAACCAAGTTGGGTATGCAGACAGACGCTACAGGTAATCCTTTAGATATTACTTACTACTCTGTAACTGATGTTAATGCTATTGGCGAAAAAACCAAAATCGTTGGTTGGGAGCCTACAGTATCTCGTTTGCTTCGTATGGAGATGATGCGTATGAAGGCCAACACATTGATGTGGGGTCGTCAAGGTAACGCTAAAGATGAGAAAGGTCGTCCAACTCGTGCTAAGCAAGGTTTGTGGCAACAACTTCACTTGGGTAACGTTATCTATTATGATCGTGGTCAGTTCTCTTTGAACTTGATTCGTGCTGCTGTTGGAGATTTGTTCTACAACCGTGTGTTGATCAAAGATCGTAGCGTTAAAATCTACACTAACCGTTCTGGTATGGAATTAGCAGCTACTGCTATCCGTAAAGATTTCAACGGTCAGAACTTCATGGTAGATGCAGGTAAGTTCATGGATGGTAAAGATCGTTTGAAGCAAGGTTATGCTTTCCAATTTGATCACTTCATGACTACTGAAACTGGTCCAGTTGAGTTCGTAGAACTAGAGCAATTGAATGAGCATGCAACTTTCTTGGAATTGGGTCCTAACAAGAAGACTCCTCCAATCTTCATCATTTTGGATATCAGTGGTCAAGATGACGCTGGAATCCGTGAAGTAAAATTGTCTACTCGTCCTAACATGTACTATCAGTATATCCCAGGTTCAGTAGGATTCGGAAGCCAACAAACTGTTGTTGCTAGCAAAGATCCTTACTCCACCTACATGATGAAAGACTTCTGCGGTATCTTCTTGGAAGATCCTACTAAGTCAGTAATCATTAAAGAATTCCCTCGTATCTAATTAACGATTCTATAAGGGAGGGGTTTAATCACTCCTCCCAAATAGATAAAGATTAGAACCCCTAAACCAAAAACCAAACCAAATGAGTAACAACAACCTTAAGGGTATGCGCATTATTCGCCCTTACAAAAGAGAACCATCTAACATGCGTACGTTAGAAGGATCATTGTACCAGAATGGATACTCATTCATTCCAGGAACAACAAGAAAGTTTTATCCTCGTGTAGATTCACGTGGAGTTATTAGGACAGGATTAGATGAGAACTCTCCAAAAATCAGAGCCATCTTTGATCCTAAAGTAAAGGAAGCTGAGGTACAACGAATCAAGCAATTGAAAGATTACTATGAGTCGATCCTTGACGAATCTTTAGAACCTAATAGTACGTTCTATGACGAAATGAAAGAAAACGGAGTTACCCTAGAAGATGGTGAAAACATCTTTAACATGGAGAACCCCCGTGAAGCTGTAAATTTCTATTGGATTATGGAAACCGATATGGTAGCCAATTCATTAGATGACATTGAAAGTGGAAAAGTAGACACCTCAATTGTAAAGTTTTATGTTTACAATGGAGAAGTTGAAACAAAGGTAACCTTTGAACGTAAGAAGAAGATCAACAGCGCTATTGCATCTCTTGATAAGATGACTGCAGTTAAGCGTAAGAAGATTCAAAAACTTATCGGCTTAGGATTGCCAATGGATAGTACAGAAGAAGAAGTTTATAATGCTATAGATGAATTCTTACGTACACCTGCTAGTGCAATGGACAGAGATCCTATTGAACAGTTTGCAAAGATCACTTCTTATAGTGATGACTTGCTTGATGTTAAGGCTCTTGTTAAAGACCTAGTAGATAAAAACATAGTAAGAATTAAAGGTTCTATTGTATACGAAGGTGAACATGTATGGGCTAAGTCAATTGAAGAGTTTGAACTTTTCTTAACTGACCCTAAGCACACTGAAGAATACGATTCCTTTAAGGACAAGTTAAAGAATAAAGCTAGAATTGACGCTCTCTAAAAATAAACACAAACTATGATCCCAGTTGAGGAACTCATCTATGAGTTTAAGTTAACCCTAAACAAAGTCAACCGTCAGGATAATATTGATATCCCGATTGAAGACATTATGGTTTACCTCAACAAGGCTCAAGTTAGTTGGGTTAAGACTAAACTTAATCCTAACAACGTTTATAAAGTAGGATACGATTCTATCAGAAAACGGATTGATGACCTACAAGTGTTAAAACAATCTAACGTTCTTTTAAAACCAAATAAAACAAACGATCTCTTTCACATTGGCTATGACTGCCCTTTGGAAGATGCAGTAAACTATATGTTCTATATTTCGTCTTACGCTATAGGTACACAGAACAAATGTTCTGAACCCTTAACAGTAGACCTAATTAGACACGGAGAACTTACTACTAAGTATCTAGATGATAATTATAACCCTTCGTTTAAGTGGAGAACTACGATAGCCACACTGGGGAATGATAATTTAACAGTCTATACTGATGGTAAGTTTACAGTTGACCAAGTCTACGTTACATACTTACGTTATCCCCTTAGCATAGATGTCCAGGGTTACGTAAAGTTTGATGGAAGTAGTTCTGTTAATCAAGACTGTGAACTCCCTGAATATGCTAAGTCTGACATTGTCGACCTAGCTGTTAAGTTTGCTGCTCAATCAAATGACAATCAAGCACAAGCTGTGTTTGCTGAAGATCGTCTAATCAAAAACTCTGAATAAAACATAAAATTATGAATCACAAAATCACACAAATTTTCGTACCTAGCTCAGTTAGTACTTCATTGACTACTGACGCTTTGGGTCTGCAAGTATTGGGTATTTATAACCCTACTACTTTTTCTAACATCGGTGGTACTACTGCTGATGCTGATTTCTTGGTAGCTATCGGATCTGCTGCAGTTGGTAGCAAATACGGTTCTTTCAAGACTTCTGCTATTAAAGTTTCTAACATTATCTCTGCAGTTAAGACTGTAGCTGATACTAGCATTAAACAACAAATCTCTTACATCGGTTTTGACGAAGTTAACGACTCTAAGTCTCCTTCTTTCTCTTGCGATGAAGAGTATGTTGTTACTTTGAAAATTGACGAATACTGGAGCAAAGGTGTTTTCCAACCTATGATCCAAGAGTCAGTAAGCATTAAGACTGCTTGTTGCGCTGATTGTGCAGGTGGATGTGACTCTTTGGGTTGCTCTACTTACATGAGCGATCTTGCTGGTAAGATTAACGCTTCTCCTTTGTTGAGCAAGTATGTAACTGCTAGTTATGTTTATAAAGGTACTTTGCCTACTTACAAGTATACTTTGACTCTTCCTGATCCAGGTACAAACGTAGGTGGTGCATCAACTGTTGTATTAAATACTACTGCTGCTACTGGATTTACTGATGGTAGTTATACTGCTATTACTCAAAGTTCTACTTCTGGTAGTGGTACTAGTGCTTCCTTTAACTTTACTGTTGCAGGAGGAATTTTGACTGCAGTTACAGTTAATGCGGCAGGTTCTGGGTACGCTATCGGAGAAGTAATCACTTTTCTTGGTACTAAAATCACAGGTGGTACTACTACTGCTGATGACTTTACTATCACTGTTACTGCTACTACTGGAGCAGAAGGTACTTTGTTAAATGCTTTGAAAGCATACTACCCTGCTGCAACTTATGGTGCAATCACTTTTACTGCTGATACAGATGGAGATTCAGATGCAGATTCTTTGGGTAACAGTATGTTTGAAATTGCAACTCCTTTGATTTCTGACATCACTTTGATGCCTCTTTACAATAACATTGCATGGGAGAAAGTATTGGTAACTGCTGCTGCTGTAACTGCTTGTGGTGTTAAACTTGTTGGTAATGCTATGGATGAATTCGGAAACGCTTGTGTTCCTGATGCAGTTCCTTATGTATTCAACTTGGTACGTTTCAAAGTAAGCATCCACGAAGGTCCTTACAATACTCAAGATTTCGATATCGAAAACTTCTGTGCTGCTATTCCTGTAACTACTACTCAAGATATTAAGTATCCTTTGGGTGAAGGTAAGGCTATGGCTGAAATGGAACGTCATTACTTTGGTAACAACTTGCCTGCAACTTCTGATGCTCGTAGGTATTGGAATCCTATTTACAACGAAGATTCAAACAATTTCTTGTACGTAAATAGTGCTACAACTTACGATATGTATGAGATCACTTATCTTGACGCTTCTCCAGTAGGATTTGAGAAGAAGTCTGAGAACACTCACTCTGTTATCATCTTGGCTGCGTCAGGTGTAACTGCTGCGGTTGCTACTGCGTTGAATAACGTATTGCCAACTAGTCTTCACGTCTAATCTAAATAGGGGAGATTAATACTCTCCCCTTTTTTAACCTTAATTAAATAAAACAAAAATGAAAGATATTATTCTAAAATCAGGTACATACCTTAAGGAGACTAAGACATCACATACAAACTCTATCCCTGGAGAATCTTTGGAGAATTTTGTAATAAGTGTTTTGGCTAATCCTACTTGCTGTGTAAAGAATCTTGCAGGGGGTCAAGTTAGTAACTCTACTGTAACTCTAAAAACATATACTACAACTGAGCGTAATGCTTTGACTGGTGTAGTAAATGGCACTATTATTTACAATTCTACAACTACAAAAATTGAGGCTTATGCTGCTTCAGCTTGGGTAGCCCTTCACTAATTTTTTAAAATAAATAGGGGAGGTAACACTCCCCTTTTTTAAACATGAATGTACAACTAAACATCGAAGCATTAAAAGCCAAAGACTGCGCTTTCTTATCTATCTTGGATACATCATTTTATCCAGTAGTTCCCACTAGTGCAGAAATTAGTATTACTCTACCTGGGTTTGATGACCCTTTTAACTTTGAGTTTGTAGTAAGTGAGGTAAACATATTTACTGCTTATTCTTTTGGACTAACAGTAGAGGAGACAGATAGCTTTACTCCACTTCCTGATGGTGTGTACAAATTGGAATTTGCTCCTTGCCCTAATGTAGGAGTATGTACTAGGTACCATTTGCGTACCTGCAAAATTGATTGTCGTCTTGGAGTTCAGTGGGCTAAACATGTAGACTGCTGTGATGATGAGAAGATGTTATATTACTTAGACAAAATTGAGTTTTTGCTTAAGGGAGCTGAGGCACATGCTGACCTTTGCAATCCTGCAAAAGCTACTGAATTATATAAGAAAGCCGATGACCTACTCAGAAGATTTGAGCTTGACTGTTAAGAAAAAACTAGCTATGGCTGCCTACAAGGAACTACAGCATATCAAGTACTTAACAAAACCCTATTACAAAAAGTCTAGAGCATTAGCACGCTTCCTTAAGTATGCTGATTGTTTAGACTGCGATACAAATGCAACCCTAAAAATTAAATTGTAAGAAAATGACTAAATGCTGCCCTACCAATAACTGTGTCGAGATCGTTCCTTCTGGGTGCGTCAAATACACTGGTACTCCTACTCCAGGAGGACTTATAGATTCTTTTGATTCTTGTGACCCTTACTTAAACGACTTGCTTAAGTTGTTAGATGATAAAGTAGTTAACATAGACACTCGTGTAGGATTAAATAAAACTGCATTTGATAATGCTAACACAGCATGTGGAACTACTTCGGTAATTTCTACAGTAGGTCTTACAGTAACAGATGATAAATATTATTCTGCTGAAGTTGTACTTAAACTTGTAGCAGTTATTTGTGAGTTGCGTTCTCGCTTAAACTACTTGTCTGCAGGAAATATTAATACTAACTCAGGTAATATATTTTGGATGGATCTTCCTTTAGATACTTCTTTCAAAACTTGGTTAGCTGCTAATGGTTGTTTAGGAGATGATCCTTGTTCTGGTGATGAGATTCTTACGCTTAGAGGATTACTTCAAGCTATTATTGTTAAACTTTGTGATTGTTGCCCATAACTATGTCTACTTGTATTGATTGCTACGGAACTAATTCTATTGACCCTTGTGCTACTGTGGGTTGTATTTCAACTAATTATGCCAAGTGTATTACTTATTCTGGTCCAGACTTGTTCTGTGCAACAGGAGGAGTAAAAACTTTTAACTTTACAGGAGTTGCAGTAAACCCTGGAACTACTACTGATTACACCGTAAGTCCTACGGGAGGAACTGGTAGTGGTCTTAGTGTTAAGGTAACTCGTACTGTAGGGTCTCTTGTATATAAAGTTACTCTTATAGCTCCTGGTACAGGATATACAATTAATGATGTCTTGACTGTAGCAGGTGCAACTATCGGAGGAGCTACTACTGCTAATAACTTAACTATTGCAGTTTTAAGTTTAGTCCCTTTGATTTCTTCTCCTAATAACTTAGATACAGTTATTGCTAGTCTTAACGCAAGAATCTGTTTAGCTACTCCTTCAGGATTGGATTATTCTGTATTTACTTACGGATGTTTGCGTGTAGGAGGAAACTTAAGTAGTGTAGGTAGTTCTATTACAAGTGCTCAACAATTTATTGAGGCTAGTGCTGCTGCTTTATGTTCTTTAAACACTAGAGTAATTTCAGTAGAGACTCCTACTTTTACAGTACCTGGATGTGTTACAGGAATTACTTCTGGTAGTTCTACCTTAGGTCAAGTGTTAACTGCATACGGAACTAAACTTTGTACTACTACTACAAGTATAGATATGACAGGGGTGGTTCCAGATCCTTGTATTACTTATTCATGGACTACTAAGCCTTCTAGTAGCGTAGTATCAGATTATATTAACTGGATTACTACTAATGTGTGTGGCATGTACGTATCACAAAGTTATAGTATTGGTACTGCAACAGCTGCAGCTAATGCTCTTAAAACTTATATCTCAGGAGGTAGTGCAGTTCCTGCATCTATTAATACTTCTGCTTTGTCAGGAGGATCTTCTACTAGTACTTTAAGTGCAGCAGCTATCTTGTTTACAAGTCAGATTGCTTCTTTAAATAGTACTGTAGCTTCTCTTGCCCCTGCAAATTTTGCTTTGACTTGGACCACAAACTTTGGTTCTACTCCTTACTACGGATACACTTTTGGTTACACTAACAGTAGCACAACTCTAGCTACTCAGTTAGGTCGTGTAGTAGATACTCTAGGTAGACTTAAACTTAAAATAAACGGATCTGACTTTGTATCTACAAGTGATGCTGATGGATTAAATCTATCATTAGCTTCAGGAGTTCGTTTTGTTTGCTCACAGCTTAACAGTTGTTCTATAAATGCTTTAGCAGATGTAGTTACTTCTGCTCCTGCAATTTATCATACCTTATTCTGGAATGGCTCTGAGTTTGTAAACAAAGAACTTATCTTTACTTCTACTGGAGGAACAGTTACTGCAACTCGTGCAAACAATGCTACAGATATAACTGTCAACTTAGAAGCTACCTTAGCTACTCCTGTAAGATATAACTTTACTCCTGTTACTGTAACAGGTGCTATTAATGGAAACTCTTTATCATTTCCTACAACTCCTGGTTCAGGATACTTGATGGGTGTATTGCATGGACAAATGGTTACTTTGAATGGAAACATTCGTATAACTTCTACTGGTACACTTGCTTTAACTTCGGGAACTCCTGTAGACATAGCAACTGCTCCTGTAGCAATTAGACCTGCAGGTACAATATATCTTCAAGCTAAAGTTTACCTTAAAGGTACTACTCCTTTTATTGAGCCTACTGGATCATTTGATGCTATGGTATCTTTAGATAGTTCAGGAGTGTTGAGATTGATTGCTTATCCTACTTACCCTGCAAGTACTGTAGTATACGGTACAGCAGGTGTTAATGTTGAAATTGTTTTAGGAGGATTGTCTTACACAATTCTACCTTAATAAAAATCTTGGCAGGATTTTTTGGTTGGTTTTCCTGTCATCTTGCTAGTAGGAGCCTGCGAAAGTAGGCTCTTCTAGTTTTCAAATTAACCCTTGACTTAAACTTAAAATTAAATTATATTTGTAATGAACCTTAAATTAACCCAAACTATATCCTGAGATGTACACAAATTCAGAATTGATCGGTAGAGTTAAGAGTGCTAACAAGTTTGTTAGTGACGATGACTTAATTAGTGATCGTTATATTTATGGTTTATTAAAAACTAAAGCATCTACTTTACTACGTAGAGAGATCAACTTAAGAAGGTTGCTTACTTCAGATAATGTTTATCAAGCTTACGAGTGTGTACATTTAATTGAAGCTAAAGGATCAGAGTGTGATTTAGGTTGTCCTGTACGCAGAACTAAAAACAAACTACCAAGCATAGATGAAGGTTTATATTCATATTTCATTCAGGGGGTATTCAATACTTCAAACTCAGAAGAACTTTTCCCTACAACTATTAGAGATTTTATCAACCACTCCCGCTTACGCTTTAAGACCCCTAAAAAATACTACACCATTCGTAATGGATATTTGTATGTTTTAGATCCTGATGTAGAGTGTGTTAATATGTACGCTTACTTTACTGAGTCTATAGAAGACATAGATGGTACAGAATGTTTAAGTATGTACGATAAACAATTTAAATTTCCAGGTTATCTAACAGACGCATTGATTGAAATGTGTACTCAGTCATTGATGAACTATCAAAGAATTCCTCAAGACCTAGAAGATAACAACCGAGATGAACCCAACTAATTATGTCGAGAGACTTCATACGAAAAAACCAGCAATCCACAGTAAGACAAAAAGAGAAAGATACAGCGTCAGATACTAACTACACTGCTCTTGCTGCTTACGAAATGTTCTTAAAAGAAACCAAACGTAAAGATATCACCTATAGAGAATTCTGTGGCATCCCTAAAAAGATTCACTTAAAGCTTATGGAAAGATTGTTACGTGGTAGATACGCTATTAGATTTCCAAACTTAGGTTCCATTAAAGTTGTAAAAACAGAAAATGCAATTGCAAAAGGTAAACATACGATTATTAACTGGAAACTCTACCACGAAACTGGTGTCAAAGTGCCTTATAGAAACACACATACCAATGGTGCCATCTATAAGTTTCACTTGTATCCTTACTATAAGAGGGTAGTACAGTTTGGCTTCTACGATTTAAGAGTGTCTAACAAACACAAATCAGTACTAGCGCAAGCTATAAGAGAAAACAAAATAGACATACAGTCTTAAAATATAAAAACATGAATTACGATAACACTAACTTTATTTCATCAGAGCCTTTAATTGCGGAAGTAAAGCAAGAGTTAAAGTCGTACTTTGAGGCAGGTGCAATAAGTGAAGTGATGATTCCTACTTACATAGATCAGTCACTTCGTAAGCTTAGGGTAATGGTCTTGAAACCAGAAGAATTGGTTTTGTCTTTTCACAACTACAAGTCAGAACTTCCTTGCGACTTTGGACTACTAGACTATGCTATACACTATGACTCTGAGATCTTCTGGTCTCAAGGAGTAAACTCTGTTAGAGGTAGTTGGTATAAGTCTATTCAATGTACTAACGGTTGTACAGACTGCGGACTTAAAGAAGAGATGTATGAAACAGTATCTGTTTCTACTCCTGGCTTTAAAATCACAATGAAGCAACCTACTTGGATTAAAGTTTACTATGGATCTAAAGCACTTTGTGTAGAGGACTGTCCTAACCTTAGTACTTCTTCAAATGATGTTATTCAAATTCATCCTAATAAAACTGTCACATCTACGTTTGAAACTGGTTGCATATACGTTAGATATTTCTCACGTCCAATGGACGATGATAACTTACCTATGGTTCCAGAAATTCTTGAAGTGGAAGAGTATATCAAGTCTTATCTTAAGTTTAAGTTTTTTGAACAACTTTGGCATTCAGTAGTAGACGAGAGTCAACGTCAGGTAGAGGCTAAGTTTCAGTACTATAGACAAGATCAACTTAATAAATTGCAAGCAGCTAATGGTTATTTGTTAACTTACACCAAACAACAGATGGCAGATAACGTAGCTAAGATGCGTAATCGCTTTATTAAATTTCATATCCAATAAACTTAATGGAGAATAAAATCAATCAGAACATTGCTGGGTTAAATTTAGATTCAGTTAACTACCAGATAAAGGAGAATATGATTACGTTTGCTTTAAACGCAAACATTCAATCTCACGATGGTAATTCAACTACATATACTAATGAGCCCTCCAATCAAGTCTGTGTTGACTTTACTTCTACATTCCCTGGGTTTAAGATTGTCGGAGTTTTAAATATTACAGAACAATCTAAGTTACTTGTATTCCTAGCTCATCCTGATGGGAGGTCTATGATAGGTGAGGTTATAAACCTCAGCAAAGATTGTAATCAATTAGTTAAATCAGAAACAGATTGTGGTTGTATTTCTGGAACAGTTGTATCAAGTACTGTAGAAGCATACTACGGAGAAGGAGCAGGAGATAGTGTAAATTGTTGTAGCTTTAATATTATTATGAATGATACTTGCCCTAATGGTAAGTGTTGTTTAGGACTTAGTCCAGACTATCCTGTATTTGCAGAGTATCGTATTGATGATTGTAAAACTAAAGTTTACTTTATTGGTAAGAACATTACTCCTAAGTACTTCTGGTTAGAAGAACCTTTTGGTAATGATCAGTGTGGGGTTCCTATTCCTGACTTGGCTACAGCTTGTGACAGACTAAAATTATTTCCAGACTTTTGCCAAGCAGTTATTTATCCGACTTCAGTAGATTCAGGAGGAAGACTCAAGGGAGGTGTATACTCTTTTTCAATTGCTTATTCAGATGAGAATGGAAAAGAACTTACAGACTATATTGATTTCTGTAACCCTCTTCCAATCTTTGAACGTGCTATTACAGAGCAAACTGAATACGAGACTTCTAAATCTATCAGAGTTGCTATAGAACATAGTACTACTTTGTTTGATTACTTTAACTTAGTAGTAGCTGAAAACATAAATGAAGTAACTACATACCATCTGGTAGGTACGTATAGAGTAAATCTTTCTACAAACAAAGATTCTTTAACTTACTCAGGAGACTACTCTTCTACATTCTCATCTATTGTTCCCTTAATTAGAAGCCCTCATTATAGTAATGCAGGAATCATTGAGAAGCAAACTGATATTCTAATGCTTGCAGATCTTACAGAGACTCCTAAGTATAACTTCCAACTCCTAGCCAATGAGATTGAGTTAAGGTGGGAAACTGTAGAGATGCCTGTAGATAATAAGTTTGATTACTCTAACCCAGAGATTGCTTATTTCTTCCGTACATACCAAAGAGATGAAGTTTATCCTTTTGGTATTAAGTTTAGACTACAGAACGGAAAGTATACAGATGTATTTCATATACCTGGAAGAATAATTGATCCTGCTGCAGGAGAAAATAGTACTATTCCGAAATCAACAAACAATGATTCGTTTGTAATAGAAAATGATTGCATTATTGGAAGAGATCCTTTTAAGTGGGAAGTATATAATACAGCAGATAGTGGATATGTTCCCCCTACTAATACGCCTACTAAACAAGAAGAACAGTATAGTTGTAAGATTGTATCAAGTAAATCTGGAAAGTTTGCTTATTGGGAGTCTACAGAAACTTATCCTTGTTACGAATCAGTATGGGGAAGCTTAGCAGGACTGCCTATTAGATTCCACAAGTTTCCTGATAGTGCTGTAAATCACATTCATGCAGATGATAAAGATTTAATCTATCCTATAGGAGTACGTATTAATGAAACTCAACTAGAAGCATTATTACAAACTGCTTCTATTCAAGATCCTTTAAACACCCAAGGCAATAACTTAATTCCTGTTAAAGGATTAATCTGTGGCTATGAGCTAGTAAGAGGTAATCGTGTAAACAATAAATCAGTCATAGCTAAGGGGCTTGTTTATGATGTAGGAACTTTTAAAGATGTTAAATCAAATAAAAAGTTTTACTATCCTAACTATCCTTACAATGATTTAGGTCCTGATGCTTATATTAAATCTACTCCAGACTGGTATAATAAAGGAGATAGAGGAATTGATGATTCTGATTTTGGAATGCAGTTGCATGAGGGATTCAACACTATTGGATCTAGGTATATATTTCATTCTCCTGATACACACTTCCAACTTCCTAAGATTGGAACAGAACTTAAACTAGAAACTTTAGAGTATGGTAAAGTAAAGGGCCACTTTGTTCCTGTACTAGATCATCCTCAGTATAGGCTTTTAGATAGTACAGCAAATAGTTTAATTGGAATTATAGCAGGAGCATTAGCTACTGTAATTGAATCTCAAACAAAAGTTACATTATTAGATGGAGGAAACACAGTTACTTCTCGTAGTGATATTACAAGCATGCTCAGTAATATGAGTATTATGAGAGATCTTTTAGAAAAGATTGTTCCTAATAAAAACATGGCTTACCAATACAATTCAGTAGGTAAATATAGTCGGTACGAATCTATTCCTAATGCAGGCAATAAAAGAAGATTCTTAGATATAGGACTTTACGCTAATGATAAAATTGTAGAGTTAAATGATGATGCTCCCCTTCACAATAGACTAAGGGAGACTTCTGTTTATTTAAAAACAAGTGGATCTTTTCCAATTCATAATCCTACTTTATCTAAAGATACTACTCGTTTTACAATAAAGCAAGCAAACCTGGAAGACAATCCTTTACAAGAAGTAGAGTCTAATACACGAGCGTACTATGCTTCTATTAAAAGAAACTTTCCTAATCAATATGGTGCTATAGAAAACATTAAATATGTTTCTACTGGGTACTCAGCTAAGTTTTATTTAAACTCTAGTGGGGTATATACTCTTGAAAGAAAGTATTATCCTGCATTTGGAGGAGATACTTACATTAATAAGTTTGCACTAAAGCGTAAACATTCTTTCTTCACCCGTAACTTGGCTAATCTTCCTGCTAAGGTAGATAATGTTCCTTTTGACTATTGGTTATTCCCGAATCTTGGATATCCTACTTACTATGTAGGAAACAGTTCTGAACCTATTACTACAGGAGATATAGTTGGCACTTTAACAGGAGCTTTAGTAGTAGCATTTGCTCCTAAACTTTTAGCTGCACTTGGTAAATTAATTCCTGGAGCTACAGTACCTGCTATCGCTCTTGATATATTGGCAGATCAGGCTTTAGCTGCTACCATTGCTTCTGTATTTAATGACTTCCTGCCTAAGACAAATTTAGATGCAAGAAATCCTAACCTAGCTCTTACCCATGAAGGTTATTTCTATACAGCTTCTTACGGTATACCTATATTCTATGTAGAGTCTGATATTAATGTAGACTTACGTCATGGAAGAAACGACTTAGAAGAAAACTTCTATCCTAATGTAGGAGAAGGTATTCCAGATGATTGGTTGCATGAAGTAAACGTACCTATTAAGTATGACAATTTCTATAGTTACAACGCTACTTACTCTGCACAGAACTTAAGTCCTAACCTTCCTTATAGATTAAAGTATCCTGAACTAGGATGTTTGGCTTATCATCAAAACAGAGTAATCTATTCAGACCCTGCCAATGCTTCTAACTATCTTTCAGATGCTTGGAGAGTATTCCGTCCAGGAAACTTCTATGACTTTCCTAAGCAAGGAGGTCGCTTAATAGATCTAAACTCAGGAGAGAACGAAAGAGTATATGCTAGGTTTGAGAATACAACTAAAGTATACAACTCTCGTATTACTCTAAGCACTACTTCTCCTTATCAGTTAGAGATTGGTAATGCAGAGATGTTTAAACAAAAGCCTGTAGATCTTTCTAAGACAGATCTAGGTTACATAGGAACTCAACACAGAGCTTATGTTAAGTGTGAGTATGGAACATTCTGGGTAGATGCTAAGCGTGGTCATATCTATCAGATCACAGGAGAAGGATTTAATGAAATTAAAACAGAGAATAACTTTAACTGGTTTAAGAACAATCTTCCTTTCCAAATAATTAAAGACTTCCCTACTGTAGATATAGATACTCCACAAGCAGGATTAGGTATTGTAATGGGCTGGGATGAAAGATATGAAAGAGTATTTATCACTAAGTTAGATTACAGAGTAAGAAAAGATCTTACTGGTACAGTAACTTTCGAGGATCGTAAATTTTATTACCAAGATGGGGCTATCTTTACAGAAGTTCAGTTAACTAATTCAACTTACTTCGAGAATAAGTCTTGGACAGTTGCATACTCTCCTAAGCTTAAGAACTTTATTTCTTTCTATTCTTTCCTTCCTAACTTCTTTATTCCTTTGTTAGGACATTTCCAAACTATTATTAATACAAGTGCAGGTGCTACTACTTGGAATCATAACTTGTCTATATTTACTTACCAGACTTACTACGGAACTTTGTATCCTTACATACTAGAATATAATGCAAACTCATTCCCTCAGGTATCTACGGTTAACTCTGTTACTTTGATGCAAGACATCCAAGAATACTACTCTGATTACGAGTACTACTCTTTGTCTACTGCAAATAAAAAGAACTTAGCAAACTTTACTAAGGCGATTATCTATAACAAAGAACAGTCTTCTGGTATTATTAAATTGATTCCTGAAGAGTTCGGTAACACAAGACAGAAGATAACCTATCCTAGAATGACAGCAACGGGCATAGAAGCTCTTATCTCTCGCAGAGAACAGCTTTATACCTTTAATGGATTTTGGAACGTTGCAGCACAAGGAAATGGACAACCACTTTGGTCTACTCAGTGGGGAGATCTAGTAACTCAGTATCCAATTGATAAGGTTCCAAACACTAAGAGTGTAAGACCTACTTCTGTTTCCTATCAGAAGAATAAAATTAAATCAGACTTTGCTAAAGTAAGACTTATACAAGATGCTTACTCTAGATTTAAGTTTATCAATACTATACAAATAACCCAAACCAATCCATGAGCAACTTCAACATGAAAGAAAAAGAATTATTCACAACAATTAAGCCTGAGATCTTTATCGGCCAATTGTTTCAGTCACGTGATATAATGCACTTGACTCACCTTCAAAGTACTTCGTTTTCAGAACACAAAGCTTTGAATTCTTATTATGATGGAATTCTTGACCTTATTGATTCTCTTACTGAATCATACTTTGGTACTGTAGGAAAACGTCTTAACATTAAGATCCCTGCATCTGAATACATGAACTCTAAGACTCACTTAACCTACATGAAAGATTACGTCTTCAAACACAGAGGAGTATTGGGTATGGAGAACACTCACATTCAAAATATCATTGATGAGATTATTGGTCTTATTACTGAGACTCTTTACTTACTAACACTAACTTAAAATAAAATATATGGGTCGTCTAAAAGACTCTTACATGGGCTGCATGGAATGCGGTGGTAAGAAAATGAAATCAGGGGGTAATTGGATCAAAGGTGCTATCAAGAAGCCAGGATCTTTTACTGCCCAAGCTAAGAAGGCTGGTATGTCTGTACCTGCATTCCGTAATAAAGTACTTAGCAATAAAGGTGCTTACTCTTCTACTACTGTTAAGAGAGCTAACTTAGCTAAAACTCTTTCAGGAATGCGTAAGGGAGAAGATGGTATGTTAAATTCTCAAAAGCCTAGTCCTAATTCTCAACCTAAACCTAAACCTACACTTGTAGTAAGATGGAAGGATAATGTAAAGAATCCTGAGAACCAAGAATTTGTTTCGGAGGTTGCTTTTAATAAGAAAAAAGGACCAAACTATAATGTTAGTAAACGTGACATGCAGATGGTGACTCAAGAAGAATTTAATCAAAGGTATAATATTACTAAAGATTCAGTAGCATATCCTAAAAAAATAGTTAGAAAAAAATTATAATAAAAAGTAATGTTTATTCCAGAAGTAAATGGTTCTATAATTTCTAATGCACCCTCAGGTTCAAGACTTAAGGGTGCGTATAAGAATTCTAAGAAGCGTAAGATGCCTAATGGTGGAACATTACCTTCGAGATATACATCAAATCCAAGAGATCCTAGACTATTAAAATTTAATGATAGTATGAGTGCCTATAATTATGGTGAAGATAGATATAGATCTATTAAAAAAATTATGGATAGTGCTAGAAGTCCTAAAAATGCAGACTTTAGAAAAAATTATAATATAAAAAGTGACACTGTATCTCTTACAAAGTTGGATGCTTATCGTGGCCCTAATGGTTATTTGATGAATCCTTATCAAAACTCTTATGAAAGTTATATTCAAAAACCATTAACATTAACAGAAAAAATTTTTGGTAATGATAGACAAGATTATAAAGTAAACTTTAAAAATAATGAAATAGTTCCTGGAAGTCATTTGAATAACAGGAGTGGAGATGATATGTTTATTGGGTATGCTAGATTTAAAAAACCTGTAGCACCTATATATTATAAAGTAAACACAAAACCAACACCATCTAAAAAATCAATATTAACTAAGGTATCACAACCTATTTATAATAAACCAGAAATTATTCCTGATGTAGTACAAACTCCTTTACCAGTTACTCCAATAGAACCCCCTGTAAAAAAGATTGGCTATAATAAACCTGTTATTCAACAGTTTAACTATATGTCAAATGAAAACAAAGCTAAGGCTTTGCAGAAGTATGGCTCTGTTAGTGATATACCATATCAAGGTGTAGATATTAATCAATTAAAAGATGGTGGAAGACTGCGTAAAGCTAAGGATGGCATGGTAAACTCTCAAAAACGTCAGATGCCTAATGGAGGAGTTACATCTGGTCCAGAAACTTCTACGCCTAGTTCTCCTGACAGGATGCAACCTGTATATATTAAGGCTAACACAAGAGTAGGAAGTAAAGAATACACCAAAAGAGGTACTACTGCAGATAGAGAGATGAATACTCTTGCAAACTCTGCTTCTAAAGTATCTAACTTCTTTGGAAATATGTTTTCTAAAATAGTAGGAAACAATCCCCAACTTGCAGCAGGTGTAGCTACTACAGCAAAAGGAGTAAATAGAGTTGCTCAAAAAGTAGGAGACGTTAGTAAAGAAGCTATGTTTAATAACTACCGTCCAGTATCTTATCCAAGTATTCCTGAAGCAATAGGTGGCTTATTCGGAAACAGTGCTTCTCCAAGTAGGGATCAAGAAGGAGATTATTCAATAGGAGAAGAAGCATGGAGAACAGCTTTAGGTTTACCTACTAAGTCTAAGTACTTAACTCCTTCTAAGTACAAACCTAGTAACTCGGAAGATCCTAATACAGAATACTATTCTTTAAATAATGTGTATGATCCACAGAAGTTAATTAATGCTTACATGGATAAAACTAAAGGGAAACCTGGAAAAAGTGTACGAATGAAGTCTTTGGCTCCTTTTGTTTCTAATCCAGCTTTAAACTCTGAGGACTTACCTTTTAGTGAAACTGATCCTGTACAACAATTTAAACTATCTCAAGGAACTGATGAGAAAGGTGATTATGTGTCTATGTATGACACTTATGATTTTAATATGCCTTTAATGGATAAAGTGGTTTACGGAAGCAATAGAAAACCTTACGACTTTTATGATAGATTCTATTATAAGAAAGATGCTTCAGGTAAACCTGTTTATATGAAACAAAAGAATGGAGGTAAAGTAGATCACTCTGATGATAAAGAAATGGTTGACGGAATAGCTAGTATCCTTCGTAGAGTAGAAAGTAAATCAAATAGATTAAAGTTGGCTAACCAACTATCTAAACAATTCAATAGAGAAAAGGTAAAGTATGACTTATCTTCTTTCCTAGCTAAATCAAAAGTAAAAAAATGAAACAGATGATAAAACGTAAAGATGGGTCTTATTCACAACGAGGTTTGTGGGATAACATCCGTGCAAAGAGAGGTTCTGGAAAGAAGCCTACTCCAGAGATGCTTAAACAAGAACGTAAGATTAAACGTGAAATGGCTGATGGTGGTAAGATGCCTACAGCAGTTGCTAAGGCAAGATTCGTAGCAGCTAATAAAGGAAATGTATCTGAGGCTAGACAAGATGCTTCTAAGTACGGATACAAGTTTATGGCTGGTGGTAGACTTAAAGCAGCTTATATGGCTAAAGGGGGAACTATTGCTAAGACTACTAAAGGACCAGGAGCAAACTATCGTCCTACTAAGTCAGGAGCAGGTATGACTCAAAAAGGAGTTATGGCTTATCGTAGAGCTAACCCTGGATCTAAACTAAGTACAGCAGTTACAGGTAAGGTTAAAGCAGGAAGTAAAGCAGCTGGTCGTAGAAAATCTTACTGTGCTCGTTCATTAGGTCAGTTACGTCAGTCTTCACAGGCTACACAGAATGATCCTAACAGCAGAATACGTCAAGCACGTAAACGCTGGAAATGCTAAACTAAAAAACTAAACCTAAATACATGGCCGCTAAAGCATCTAAATCAAATACATCTTCATCTTCAAAGTTCAAGGTTAAACCTAAGGTAAGAAGAAAAGGAGTTGTAGCAAAGACTAAGGCATCTAAGTCAAAGTCTAGCAAAAATTATCTCAAGAAAAGTAGAGGACAGGGTTGAGAAATCAACCCTTGCTTTTTTATCTTAATCTTGTATATTTGTATAACTAGCTTAAACTCAAGCAGTTATTAACCTTCTATGTTAATAACATAAATAATTAAAACATGTTAAGAAATCGCTTATTTAAAAGATTTGGTAATGGAGGAGAGGATCTTAATCCTAAAGCCACTAACTTGTCTAATCCACAACTTACAGATAATCCAGATAATGCAGGAGAACTTCTTAATATTCCTGGGTTTATTCCTAGTGAGCTAGAGAAATATGATTGGCAGAAGAAGGTTAATCCAGAAATCAAAATACCTAATTTAAACTCATCTTCTTTTGTTACATTAGGGAAAGAGCAAGTACCTACAGAAGATCAAAGGTTTTCTAAGTCAGATGAGTTAACTAAGACTGTAGATTCAGGTTCTTTAGATAAAAACTTTTTTGATCAGTTTAAAGGACAGGAAGATGCACTTGTAGGTTTAGGACTACTAGGAATAGATTCTGCTCTTGGATACAATCAAGATTTAGAAAATCAACGTAAACTTAACGAGTCAATACAACAAAGAAAATCAAAACCTCTTTACGATTACAACTATATGTATGGTCGTACAACAAGTGGGGGTACAGAATATCAACCTACAATTAAAGCAGAAATGGGTGCAAAAATAAACAAACGTTATTCTTCTGGAGGAAACAATAACGTAGAGATCGAAGGTGGAGAATTTATCCAACTTCCAAACTTTGAAACAGAAATGGCAATAGGCCCTTCTCATTCTAATGGAGGTATACCTACAAACCTTCCTGATCAAACTCGTGTATATTCTAACAGTCTAAAGCCAGAAGGTTCTAAGAAAACCTTTGCTCAAATGGCTAAGAACTATGACCTTACATCATATAAGAAGACTCTTGATAATCCTTTTGCTAAACAGGTAGATAAAGATACTGCGGGTATTATGATGCAACGTAACCAGAAAATACTTGATAGTTTGTTTAATGATCAACAAGCTCTTAATGGTAATTCTAATGGAGAGTTAGAAGCAAAGAATGGAGCAGGCATAAACAATGCAGGCTTCAGAGCACTTCCTCAAAGTGTGCAAGATAAAATACTTGCAGAAATGCAATACGGAGGAAATGTCCAAGAAGCACAGACTCTACAAATGGATGGTGGGGGTAAGAAAAATCCTCAACCAGATATTACAACTTTACCGCCAGAACTTAGGCAATATGCTAAATGGGATCCAGGTTTCCAAAAAACAGATAAAAGTCTAGGAGTATATAGATTAGAGATTCCTTCTAACTTAGACTTTGATGCTAAGAGTAACATAGCAAAAGCGGCAGAGGCTTATGGTATTACAAACCTAGTACAAAGTTCTAATTCAAGAATTGCAGGAGCACCTCAGGTTAAAGGATTTAATGCAGGACTTTCTCCTCAAGACTTTGAGCAAAAAATAGTTAGAGAACGTTTAGGAAAAGAAGAAGCAGGAAAATTAAACGAATTAGATACTCGTAAGAAAGCATTTGAAATTTTAGGAGTAGATCCTAGTAGTTATGATATTAATGACGCTAGCAAACTCTACAATGATGATTACTTTAGGGAGAGTGTATTTTATCCTAAGTTTCAAAAGTATTTACCTGAAGGACAATTTAGACCTAAGAAAGGAAATGATAAAGCTTTTGGATTTGAACACTTAGATGCAAAACCTATTCCCCCAGAAAAGCCAGTAACTCCTCCAGAAGGTAGTAGTGGTACTCCTCCTGATGGAACAAAAATAAATGATGTAACTCCTGGAAAGACAGGTAAATATACTCCTGGGCAGTTTCCTTTGTATCAAGCAATTCCCCAAGCTATGGGACTTGCTCAAGCACAAGAAATTTATTCTTATGCTATTCCTGAGATAGATGCTCCTTATCTTCGTCCCCAGACTTTAAATATTCAAAGCGAACTTCAAGATATAGACAACATGGGAACAGCTGCAATGAGAGCAGGAGCAGATCCTAACATGGCTTACATTGCAGGATTAGATGCTAAACAAAAGGCTTTCCAAACCAAACAGAATTATGATGCAGAGGGAAGAACAAGGGCAGATATGGCTAATGCACAAATGAGTTTTCAAGCAGATCAATTTAATGCAGGAGCATTTGATCGTGTATATAATAATCAAATAGCTCAAGCTAGGGATGCACAATCTGCAGAAAAACAAGCAGCTGTTGCAAGTCTTGTAACTAATAAAGCTAAATTTGAACAAGATGAAAGTTTAAAAGCTTTGGGTATTCCAATTTTATCCCCTACCTTTAACTGGAATTCTACTGGAAATCCATCAATGCCCCAAGATGCAAAATATATGTTTGATATGTATAACTACATAAAAGAACAAGAAGCCAAGAATGCAGCAGTAACTCCTGCAAAGCCTGCGGTAACACCCGCAGTAACTCCTCCAGTAGCTGCTAAGGCTAAAAAAGGAATGTATAAAAAATCTAAATATTAAACCATGCCAATTTCAGCACAACATACTAAATTTGTATATCCAGATTATATCTCGCCTTTACCAGCAGACGACTTACTTAAGTTTGCTCAAAAGAAACAAGAGATGTATGATGAGGGTGTATTTAAAATACAACAGAATCTCGATACTTACAATAGTCTTAGAAGTTCTATCCTTACAGATGTAGAGAAAGAATATTTTGATAAGTCTATGGGTAACTTGGTTAAGTCTATTAGTAATAGTGCAGGATTAGACTTCTCTAACAAAGCAAATGTACAAGCAGTACTAAACGTAGGTAAACCTTTAGAGAGAGATCAGTATATAACTACTGCTATCTCTAATGGAAAAGAAGTAGCTCGTAGACAAGATCAGTTAACTAAGATGAAGCCAGGAGAACGTAGTGTAGTTAATGATTATTTTTATATGAAGGATGTTCAAGACTACATGAAGAGTGGTAAATTAGGTCAAAAGATTGGCTATGGTAAAGAGTATACTCCTTATGTAGATCTTTCTAAAGATTGGATGGAGTTTATGAAAACTCAAAAACCTGATCAAGAAGAATCTTTTAATATGAATTCTGGATTTGGACCTGCTTATATAGAAAAGGTAACAGAAGAAGGATATAACACTACAGATTTAGCTAATAAATTTAAATCATTTATTGCTAGTGATCCTAATAAAGTACGTCAGTTTCAAATGGATGCTGGCTATAGTCTAGAGCAAGTCGGAACAGAAAGTGCTCACCAAGGTTACGTAGAAGATATGCAAGCTAAAGCTACTACAGCTGCTAAAAATGCTGAATTGTTTAGGGCAGAGACAGATCGACTCCAACAAGTTTACAATACTACAGGTTCAGCTACAGTTAAAGCACAACTAGAACAGACCAAACAAAGAGCAGTTTACTATGAGCAGTCTAGGTTACTAGCTGAACAGAAGGCTGCTACTACTTTAGAGGATTTTGACTTAGGAGAATATATGGAAATCTATGAAGATATGTTTGCTACAAACATGGGTAACATGTATGCTACTAAAAAAGTAAGCAGAGATCTTATTAGTAATGAATATTGGAAAGAAGCTAGAGCAGATGCTAGACAAACTAGGGCTTTTCAAAACGATTTAATTAAAGAGGAGTATAAACAAAAACTTGAAAGACAAAAACCAGAAAATCTTCTTAAGCAGAAAAAAGAACTTATGAGTATGGCAAAAGTTGACCAGCAGGACTTTTATAATGTTCCAATGATGTTTGATATGAATACTACTAACCTTGATATAGATAAACTACGTGTCTCTGAGATACTTAGTGACCCATCTAAAGTACTTAATGTTACTCCTTCGGGCCCACAGAAGGCTATTGTAGAATCTTTCTTAACTTATTTAAAAAATGTTAAAGATACTGATTCTTATGTTGTGGAGTTAAAGGAGGGTCAGACTATGCTAGTTACTGGAGAAAACATTAAAGACTTATATGTTTCTGACTTAGATATTATAAAAAGTATGGCTAGAAGCAATACAGTAGAAACTTATTCAGGTAGACGTAAAGCCAATCCTTTCCTTACTGCTGCTCAACAGGTTAATCCTCTAACGGATGTTGTAGAGGACGAAGAATAAATTTATCTATCAATAAATATTAAATATTAAACTTACTTAACTATGCCCTTTAATCCTCTAAGAAACGAGATTGATAAGATACACCTTGCAAAAACAGGTAAAACTTCTGAACAAATACATTCTGATCTATTACGTAACGAACAGGAAATAAATACTATTAATGCAATTTCTGGTCCTAGTGCTTATACTCAATATAAGATAGATCAAGATAAACAGATTGAGTCAGGTGTTAGTAGTATTTTAACAAGTGACTTATCTCTAGATAAAGCAAAACAATCTGTTGAAGGTCAGTCCTTTTTGAAACAAGCAGGTGATTTGGCTTTTGGGGATCTTACTGCTAAGATGGTAGATGCGGATGCAGAAACAAAGAAAAATATTAACTCTGCCGCTTCTATCTTTAAAAAGACCTTAACTGAAGGTACAATTGAAGAAAGTCAAAAAGCTTTGGGAGAGTTAAGAGATAAGTATAATAAAATTGCTAATTCAACTCTTAGTTTTGTCGATAAAGAATCATTAAGAAAATCATATTCTGATATGGTTGAACAAGTCAATGGAATTAATCGTTCTAAACGAGCTAGCAAAAACTTTGATGCCTACCTTTCAGAAAATACATTACAAGATCGAGAAAAGTTCTTAAGTACTTTTGATGCTACAAATAAAAGATTAAGCTTTGCTTTAAAGTCTAAGCAAACAAAAAATGAAGATATTATTAATCAACTAGCTGATTTAGAATCTAATAGGGTAGGGTCTAGACTTTATAATCCTGAGGATCTAGCTGCTTATAAAGCTTCTTACTTTTCTACAGATCAAGACTTAAATGCTGGTATGGAGATGCAGTATAACTATGCTATTAAGAATGCTGCGGATAATAAGATCTATGACTATGAAAAACAAATTTCTGATATTGATAATAAGATAAAAGATACTTATAATCAAGAACAAAAGAATCTACTTGCAATACAAAAAACATCTTTAAATCAAGAACTATCCTATGTTAAGAAGTTAAGTGAAAAACTAAAACCCTTGACTGTAGAAGATACTTATTTAAAAAGTTTTTATCCAGAAGAGTATAGTCGTAAAAAAGCAAAACAAAAACAAGAAGTTTTTAAAAACGAAAGACTTGCAGAAGGAGATCAAGGTTCTTGGGCTGAAACACTTAGTAGAAACGTAGGATACTACCGTTCTAATGTAGCTAAACAGTTATCGGGAATACATTCATTACTTGATGATCCTTCAGGAGCTTATAGACTAAGATCTAAGGCTGATTATATTGCTCCTCCAACATTTTTTGTTGGTAAAGATTTAAATAAGAATAACAAGATTGATGACTCTGAGATAACTCGTGATATTCATGATAACAAAGTTACTTTTAGTCAAGTAAGCTGGACAGATAAAAAAGGTAATACGACTTGGAACTTTTGGTCTCCTGCTGAACAGATTCTTCCAATTTCTATGGATGTGCTTAATACTGTTTTTCTTTCTAAGGGAATAGGTATGGGAGCAAGAACTGCAGGTTTCGGTTGGGCTAGAGTAGCAGGTGCCGCAGGCTTATCTGAAGCTAATACAGCTACTTTTTTAAAGAGTGTAGCTCCTAGAATTTCTACTATGGGTACTGTTACGGCAACTACCTTTCCTAGATTCTATGCAGAAGAACGTTCAAACTTTAAAGATGGAAGTACTGCTTTTAGAGTAGCAGGTCTCAGAGCAATTGTAGAAGGACTTACAGAGAGTATTACTCCAGATGTGAAATTATTTGATGGAGGAATTGCTTATGGTGCTTTAGATGATGTGTTTGCAAAACTAGGTAAGCTAGATCCTACTGCATTAAGTAATCTTACTAGACGTAGAGATATACTATTAGGATTAGTTCCAAAAAATTCTTTGTCTAAGTTTAACGCAGCATTGTTAATGGCTCCTACTGCAACTAGAAGACTTGTATCGGGTGCTACTCAAGAAGCATTTGAAGAAGTTGCAGCTTTAGCTGGTAACTATCTTGTAGATAAATACTCTACTCAACAAAACTTTGAAGTAGAAGAGACTAATAAGTTTAACTTAAGTTCTACCTTAGATACTTTCATAGAAGGGTTTATCCCGTCTTTGTTTATATCAGGCGCAACTAACTTGAGTTCTAGGAATGCAATGAGGCAGGAACGTTTAAGTCAAGCTAGATGGAACATTGCAAACAATCCTGAACAATACAAACAACTAATTGCAAATAGAGTATCTAATCAACAGATAACTAAAGAAGAAGGTTTAAAGAAGACTGCGGCCATTGATAACATTGCTAGAAGATTAGATAGTATGACTGAACTTAACAATGTTAAAAGTCTAACCAATCTACTAGATGACAAAGAACTTCAGTTTGCACACTTTAATAATCGTTTGTTTCAAGAAGATTTATTAAACGTAGATACTACTGAATTATCTCCTGAACAAGTAAAGAGTTATGAAGATCTATTAGCCAATACTAGTAACTCTATCTTAAGTACTGTTAAACTTGCAGACAAGTATGTAGGACTAGATGAAACAGAAAAGAAATCTATCATTAGTAAATTGTTTGAAACACAAGCAAATGCTGCAACAAATGCAGATACTAATCTATCTACTCTTATAGGAATAGCAGAACAAACAAGACAATCTCTTTTAAGTGTTCCTGTTAACGATGACAGATATACTTTTGTAAGTGAGGAGTATAAAAAATTCCAAGACAAGATAGATGCTAGCATTCAAGAAAGACTTGGAAGATTTAGTCAAACACTTGATACTAATCCACAAAACCTTACAAGGTTAGAGTTACAACTTGCAGCACATACTTTTTATCCTGCAGTTGATAGGATGAATGCAATTGATGCACAGTATACTTTAGAAAACTCTCCTTTAATACAACCTACAGAACCTGGACCTAATGCTCCTGAGTTAATTCAAAATATCTTAGACGAACTTTCTACAAGACAGATTTTAAATGAAGGAGAGTTTCAGTTTGAAGCAACTCGTAACTTACAAAATCCAGAGACTAAAGCTTTGCAAGAAAAACTACTTGCAATTGCTGAGTTATCTCCTGAAGAATTAGAGTCGGGAGAATTAGAAGAAGGTGTTCATGATCACTTAACTAGTAGTCAAAGATTCGACTTAGCTCAACAATTAGAATTGCATAAGATACTTAAGGAACAGAATCCTGACGAACTTACTGCTTTAGAGAATCAACTAAATACAATCATTTACAATGATTATGGTAAAGCTGTTTTAGGATTAGATGCTAATAATACTAGAGCTAAAATCCTTGAAATGAATAAGGCTGCTATGGAAGCTAGACTAAATGCTCCTATAGTTAATAACTTTAGTCCTCAACCCCAAGAAGTACCTACACCTACTCAAAAACCTACTCCTGGAAAAGTACTAGATGTAGATCAAGATGTATTTGATGAGTACGCTTTGCTTTTATCTGACCTCAATGATCTAGTATCTAATCCAGATGCAGACATTGATGAAGTTAAAGGACAAGTATCTGAATTAATTAAGAATGCTCTTAGAAATCTAGACAATCTAGAAAACTTAAATCAAGTTAGAAGTGCTCTCTTAGGTCTTTATCCTGATGATGCTCAGAGTATTGAAGATACATTTGCAAAAGCATCTGAAGGTATTGTTGATGTAAGCGGACTTACTTTTGTTACAGGTAAAAGAAAAGAATTTGTACAAGGCGTAATTGCTAAGTTAGTTTCTCAAACTCAAGTATCTCAAACAGCTACTCCAGAAGATATAGTAAACGTACCTACAACAGATGAGGTAATAGAAGAAGCGCCTGAGTTAATTACGGATAGTGTAATCGAATCAGACAACTACGAGTCAGCTCAGGAAACTAAAGCTAAAGAAGATAAAGAATTTACTATTAAGGGAGAACGTGGCTTACACATAGCTACAATCACAACTAATAAAGAGAATCAAACTGTTCAAGATCCTGCAGCTCTTTTAATAGATAATATAGTTACTGTTTACTCTGAAGATACTCGTGCAAACAAAGTAACAGATTTGGATCTTCGTATACAATCTGTAATGGGTATCTATGAATTTATCTTTGATGCTCCCAAGGTAGAAAGACTTAAAGCATTTAAGGAAAAGTCTTCTTTGACTGAAGAAGAAAAGACTGAGTTGGTTTCTCTCTTAACTGTTAACGGAGTACCTATTCACAATCAACCTTTCATGGAGTATGTTAAAGAGAATCCTTCAAAGATTGGTTCTGGTATCTCTAGTGTATTTGTTAATTCAGACGGAGAGTTAGTTAGGTTTACTAAGTTAGGTAAGCCATCTAAGGCTAAGACTTCTTTAATTTCTGTTCCTGTTCTTCCTAATAAAAACGTAAGTCCAGAGATGGCTTCTGTACGCAAGCAAGCAACAGAAGGTAAGATTATAGTATCATCTATAAACGGAGTAGTATCTGGATATGGTTGGGGTGCTCAAGATGCTCGTCCTCTAGCAAAAGCTGTAGGAGAAAACATCTACGTGCACACAGATCCTATCTCTAGAACTCTTACAGGAGCACAAAAGAATTATGTGTTAAATCCTGGAAGTGTACACATCGTAAAAGAAGGAGCACGTAACCCTTACACAGGTGTTAGTATTCCTACTAATGGTAATACTGTACAGACTCTTATAAATGCTTTTAACAATGGTACTTTACCTCAGACTCTAAGCGAGTCTATCAGAACAGATGCTGCTATCTTCCTAGATTACATGAGTCAGCAGGTTAACTCTACTTTTGTAAAAACTAAAGAGGGGGGTGCTAAGAGTGGTATGCGTTTCTTTAAGAAAGCTAACCTTTATCTTACTGCAACTTCTGGAAATAAAATAGTTGTTGAATATCCAGTAGAAGGTAAGGACAAGAAGAAATATATCAAACCTTCTAAGAATCAACAAGAAGACTTGCTTAAACTAGGAGAGTCTTCCTATAAGCTAGTTAGTGCTAGATTAGTAGAACAGAATGCTCCTTACACAGCATTAGTTGTTAAAGAGTCTGGAGAAGTAGTTACTAAAAACTACAACACATACTCAGACTTTGTTAAGAGCCCTGAGTTCGGTGCTACTTTTATTAGAGAAGAAAACAGAACTCTATCATTTAGTCCAGACTACAGAGTTATTGAACCTAATGTATCTGATGTAGTTGATGCTACTAACGATAATCTTCCTGTTCAACCTGCTGCTACACAACCTATAGATGCTAAAGCGGGTATAGAAAAAAGAAGACAAGAGGAGTTGAGTCGAGAAGAGAATGTAGAACTTCTATACCCCTTAATACTTGAAGAATTCCCAACAAGAGAACAGAAAGAACGTCTTGCTAAAAACGAGCAAGATCAGAAAACTAGGCAAGAAAAAAGAGATGAGATTAATTTTAGATACGATTTAGAAATAGCTGCTTTAGAACAACCTGTTGCACCTACAACTTCTAAGATTGATCGTTTACGTAGTACGTTAAACAATCTTAATACGGGTGAAGGTCCTGTAAAATTTAATAGGAACAAGACCTTAAGAAATAACATTACCAAGAAACAAAATGAAGCTGCTAAGAACTGGGTAGCTAATCATCCTATCTTCAAGAACACTCCTTTTATCTTTGATAACACTATCAGTCATCCTGAAGCTTATGCTGTATGGTCTAAAGCAGGTATCTTCTTGTTTGAGGGAGCTAACTATGCAGAAGCTTACCACGAAGCATGGCATGAATTCTCTCAGTTGTATTTAACTCCTGAGCAGAAGGCAGCTTTGTATGCAGAAGCAAGAAGCATCTATGGAGATTTGTCTTTTGTAGAACTAGAAGAAAAACTTGCAGAAGACTTTAGAGCTTATGCTTTAAGTGAAGGTAAAGTTCTTCCAGTATCTATTGCAGAAGCAAAAGAATCTAAATCTATCTTTAAACAAATTTGGGACTTTATCTCTAACCTGCTCTCTGATAAGAAGACAGTTGATCATTACTTCTCTCGCTTGTATAGGGGTAACTTGACTCAATTCAAACGTAAAGAAGCTAACCAGTACTTTATTCAATTGTTCTCTGGTAAGTACGTATACGAGGATGAGGCAGGAAACATAACTTCTTTGTCTTACAAAGACTCTAAGGCTTTCTTGGATGACCTAGATAGTATTTATGTTTACTTGGCTAACAACATGTTTGCTAATCAAAATGCTACGCTTATCAACGTACTTTCTAGCCCTGTAGCAGCAAACAAAACTTATAGTTACTTAGCTAAGAGTTTACTAGACGATCATGACTCTCTAGTAGAACAATATAATAAAAACAATGATGAGTCTCTTCTTCCTACTATCGAGAACTTAAGAAAGATCCTGGAAGACTTTAATAACGTTACACAGTTTCATAAAACTAACTCTACTTTATTTAGTGATAACATTAGAAAGCAGTTGGTTTCTGAACAGATTGTTTCTATAGAACAAGCTAATGTAGAGTTTGCTACTTTTGAGGCTAGCGTGAATGAAATGTCTCAGAAGCAGATTGCTTCACAGACTTTAATTAATGCTCTTAAAACGCTTCCTAGATACGAAAACGGAGAGATTGTATTGCATCCTGTATACAGTGTACCTAGACTCAGTGACTTTAATATAAACTGGAACATCTTACAACGTAGGTTGTCAGGCAGTAATTCTTATGAAGATCTTTATTCTAGATTACAAGAATTAAAAGAGGAGTACCCTCAGTTCCAACAATTTATAAGTTATCTCCCTTCTCCCACTGAGAGTATTGATAAGAGAAGTTCGCTTAACTTTAAGAATGAGTTCTATAAAATTTTTAGTATGCCTTACATTGAAGGATATACTACAGAAATTACAAGAGACGAAGAGGGAAATATTAAAGAGACAAAAATATTCCAAGCACAGTCTTTAGATGCTATTAACCTTCGCAGTAAGTTTGATACAGACTTCTCTTTAAATCCTAGTGCTTACTCTAAAAGAAATAACACTACAGGAACTTTCTATTTAGATACAGATAAATACTTTGCTACTTTCCCAGGTGTTCCTACTGCTCCAAAAGATGAAGAGGACTTTGCTGAATATAACTTAAGTCTTTTGGAAATGTTGAAGCCTTTAGGTTTTAACTTGAGTCCTAATGCAGAAGAGTTATTTGTCAAAGAGAATGCTGATGTACAGGAAAGATTAGTTAAATTAATTTATAATAAACTTAAGTCTTTGTCTCAGACTCAGGCTTACATTATGGAACCATTGAGTGATCTTTCTTCTGATCACGTAAATGAAGAAGATGTTAAGGTAGCAGGAGAAAGTGGTAACGTAAGTTCTGTTATTCAATATGAAGTAGAAGCTAATCCTCAGTATGTAAATGACATGAGATACAATGCTGTTAACAAACAGATTTGGTCTATCAATCAACATACATTTATGAGTAAGACTTTAAATGTCTTGAATGATGGTAATTTGTATCCTACACTTGATGAAGTTTATGCTGAGTTACCTCACTTAAATCCACAAAACAATCCTAACGCTAAGTCTTCTTTTGTTTTATCTTACTTGTTTAACGAAGGAGGTAAAAGAAGAAAAGACAAATATCAAGGTATTGAAGTACCTCGTAAAGTAGAGTTAGGTAACCTACTTGGTATCAAAGATATTGAAGGTGAAAAGACTATTGACTCTAACGAATCACAGAAACACTACTCAGATATTATCGGATTAACTAAAGCAGGAATTGAAGAGATTAATCGCTTAAGTGGTAAGTCAACTACAAGAGGTTTAGTATTTGATAGAAAGCTTAGAGACTACTTAGGATTATTGCCAGCTAATAACCAAGCTGATCCATTTATCTTGAGTGGTGCTGATCAAGTTCCTTATGATTTATTTATAAAAAGAATTGTCCCTTTGATTGAAGCTGAGGTTCAGGTTACTGCTAAGGGTTCTAATAAGTTTAAGATTGACGCTTACGATACTGATGGAAGTCCAAAGCTTACTTACTTCCACAAGATTTTCACTCCAGAACAAAGGACTGCTTTATTTAGTGCATTCAAGAGTCCTGCATCTAATATGTCTTTAGACAAGATATTTGAATCTATTAATGGAAACAAAGATATCTACACTAGATTTGGACAGTACATTAATTCTCAGGCTAACAAATCTAAGATTATCTTAGGGGAGACTTATAACCTTCCTGACTCAGAACTTATGAAGTATCACTTCTTCTCTGCTATTGGAAGAATAGAGCAACATAAACTTTTCTTTGGACATCCTTATTACTACAAGAATGTTAAAGATATTGAAAAGCGTTTAAGTGCTTGGAATGCATTTGGTTCTTATGCTATTATTGATCCACAGAACTTAGAGTATTTAGAATCAGGTCAGTCTGGCTTAAGTGTTAACTCTGGAAGAGATGCACTTCACACCTACGCTCAACAAAATAACATTAAAGTAAATCCAAACAGAGCTAATATTGATCAAATATCTTATATAGTTCTTAAGGATGAAGCTGTTAAGTCTACTACTGCTTCTAAGAGTAAGTCATACGGAGAAAATAAAGACGCTTACACAAACGATAAAAGCTCTGCTAAGCAAGATGCTGCGGCTTTCTGTACTATAGATTTCTTCCGTAAGTTCTATTCTATCTCTACTGGAGTTACTCCAGAAATGATGGAAGAGTTTAAGAGACAGGATGACATCTATAAAAAATACTTAGAGTTACAGACTGCTCCTGATTATGCAGAAGATACTGTCAGAGAAGAACTAGAGGCTTTACTTAACAAGAAATCTACTTATAAATTTACTATTAAGAAACTTCAGTACTCTGGACACAATAAAATAGAAAGCGGAGAGTCAGTACCTGTATTCCACAAGTACTCTATGAAACCTATCTTACCTTCTGAAATGGTAGATAATCCAGAACTTGCTTCTATTCTACAAAAGTTACATACTTCTTCTGCAGACTATGCAGTATTTAGTTCAGGTACTAAGATTTCTGAGACAATAGCACCAGTAAGTTTGTTTGATGGTAAAGGTAAAGTTAAGTCACAAGCTGTTCCTACAGGAGTAGTAGATCTTAAGTATCTTAAAGAACAAGTATTGATTGAGAATAAAGAAGACTTTAACAGTATCTTTAGTACTCAGTTCCGTAAACTTGTTTATAAGGATGCTACTACAGAGTCTGAATTGGCTGGATATCAAGAGTATAAGTCAATTATTGAAAACTTGACTAACTTTGATAAACTTAACTTCTTAGAACAACTACAAGATAAAGAGAAGTTAGTTGAATTCTTGATAAAAGAAATCTCTAAGAAGAATGCAGCTGAGTCTACAAAAGACTTACTACAGTTAAAGACTGATAATACTCTTATGTATACCCTAGATAGTATGATTGATCGTACTATTATGGAGAGTGCAATTGTTGCTAGTGTTAAAAATCAAATCATACGTCAAAAGATTCCTGGAGCACAGCGAGTACAGTATCCTGTATCTTTAATTAGACCCAGCAGAAAACTTAAGTACTATGATATTGTAGACGGTAAAATTTCTAAAGCAGAAGCTATTATATCTTTCTCTAAAGGATACTATCCTTTGTTAAATCTCTTATCTCCTATAGACAATCAACCTATTGGGGAACTTGATGCAAATGGTATTCCTGTAAATCCTTACACAGCTCTTACAAGACTTAACGAAGCACTCAAAGATGCTCAGTTTAGAAATACTTATGCTTCTCAGTTGTCTATGGTTGCTATCCGTATTCCTGGTCAAGGATATAACACTATGGAAAACTTTGAAATAGTTGAGTTTCTACCTGAAGAGAGTGGAGAGATTATCTTAGTTCCCGATGAGATGGTAATTAAGTCTGGATCGGATTACGATATTGATAAACTATTCTGTTACGATCCATCTATAAATAATGATGGAAGCATGCTAATAGACAGAGTAAGTACTCCAGAAGACTTAATAGTTAGAAAGAAAGAGTTGCTTGCTGACTTAAAAGAAACTAGAGAGCTTAAGAGACAGTACACTGAAGAGAAAAAAGAACTTCTAGATGAGTTAGGAAATATCCTTACTACTAACGGTTTTGATGCTAGCAGTCGTTTAGGTAATCTTTACCAAGAACTTAAGTCTCTTAAAGGAGTATCAGAAGGAGAGTTGATGGATGCAGGTGTAACAGAAGGTGACTTGGAAACACTTCGTAAAAAATTCTCTGGAGAACTTGTTCCTGAAAAGCAGCAAAAATCTGCAGAAACCATTGATAAGATAAGAAGAATTAAGAACGTTTTACGTACTACTTCTGAAAAAGAATTGTCTAATAGCCTAGCAGACTTGAATGAGTGGGTAGGTGACTTAGTAAAGGAAGAAAAATCTTTATTGCAAGACCTTAAGAATCTTAGAAACGGATATGCTAACGCTTTGCTTTTGAACATCTCTAATCGTTTGAGTCAACCAGAGATCTTTGAAGCTTTGATTACTCCCAACACTATTGAAACAATTGACAAAGCAGTTAAAGAGTTCGGAACTAAATCAGATTCTACTACTGCAAGTCTTACTAACTTGATTAGTCCTATCTATCAGTTATATGTATTCTCTTTGAATACTTATAAGACTGCTTTGGGTACTGACGCTAAGAATAACGTATTCCATTCTTTGCTTCAGAAGACTACCTTCTACAGAGAAGACGAGAAATCAGTTAGAAGATATTTGTTAGAGTCAAATCGTACTACTGACGGATATATTGACTTCAGTAGAGTCAACAACGTAGATGGTACACGTATCTCTAAGATGTCTGGAGAGACAATTAGTGCACACGTAGATATTGAAAAGAATGATGGTATTGCTTCGATTGGTCTAAACAACTTGATTACTCCTGTAGTAAATTATGTTTTGATGGCTGGTACAAGATTTAATGACATTGTAAACTTAATAAATAAGCCTAGTGTAATTGATGGTAAAAAGTTCCGTTCTTCTATTTTAGATTACTCTAAGGGTAAGTCGCTTGAAGATATTCTTGAGACTATACTAGAAAGAGTTCCTGAGAATAGCTTAGAGGCTACTTTAATTAATAACTCTAGGAATAAGTACGGTGCAATTAGTCGTAACAAGTTTATCTCTAACGTTTACTCACAGATGTATGCTAAGACAACTCAAGAGACAGCTCGTGAAGAACTATTCAATAAAGAAGAGCCTTTGTTTGATGTAAGACGTTTGGCTGTATTCTTGGAGTTAGAAGATCAAACAAGAGACTTAGCTACAATTTCTTTGGCTGTAGACTACGATACATTCTCACCACAGAACTTTGAGTCTTTCCGTTCTGCTTCTTTAGAACTTATTCCTTACTTAAAAGAAGGTGGAGAGAAGAGTACAATATTTAACAGACAAGGTTTGCTAGATGTAATAGGAAATACTGTAGTGTCTCCTTTCCAAGTACAACAAGGTGTATTGGATAAGTTTGTTGAGGTATTCCCTATCTCTGCTAACCCTAAGATTACAAATAGAATTTTAAGACAGTTTGCTGTTGCTAAGGAAACTAATCGTAAACTTGACTATGATCGTTACTCTAGAGTGTTTAAGAATGACTTGTTGTATGCTTTGTTCTTAAATAACGTACCTCAAGCAGGTATGTTTGAACAGTTCTTGGACAAGAAGAATCCTGGAAACATAGGTTCTTTGTATACGAATCTTAAGTCTAGACTTATTCAACGAGGAATCACTGCTGAGAACGATATCTTTGGCTTAGTGTCTATTAACTCTGATATCAACTCTACATTTGTAAGAACAGGATTAAAACAGACTGAGCTAGAGTTCTCTGTAGATATCTACAAAGAGGAGTTTGAAAAAGGCTTTAACTGGTCTCATCCTTCTTTAGATCCTACTAATCTATCTGATGCGCAGTTGATAGCAGATATGCAAGGATTCTTTAAAGCGTTTGCTTATGCAGGTATTTTGGGTACACAACTTAATAAAAAGTTTGACTCTTACTTGCCTTTGATTCCTGAGTCTATCTATACTTTCCCTATGTCTTCTGTAATTACTAACTTTATCTCAAGTTACGAAGCACAGTTAGAAGAAGGTACTTCAGAGTTTATGGATTCTTTTACAGCTCGCTTTAAGGAAAATCATCCAGAGTTATATGGTAGTAAAAATATTCCTGTTACTTTAAACTATTACAAAGACTACAACTTGTCTAGAAAGAATATAATAGATCTTACTACTATTTCACAATCTGAACTTACTCTTAAAGATAGTGAATCTGCTCAAGCATCTACTAATCTTACTCCAAAAGGAACAGAAGTTAAAGAGGGAATCTACGTAAATCAATCTGCTCTTAGTCAGGAAGAACAATTAGAATTATTTAATTATTTAAAACCTTTCTTAGAGGAACAAGCAGCTAAAACAAATAAAGGAAAGTCTGCTAGTAAAATGATTGGACTAGGCTTAAGATGGGATTATAAGTCTAATAATACTGGAAAAAAATCTGTAAGCATTCCAGACGTTATTAATCCTTTAAATAAAACTAAGTACGGTTACTACACTACTTCTATAAATAATCAACCTTTAGCACCTATTACTTCTCGTTTCAGAGAATTGATGCAAAAGGCTTCAGGTGTGGACATGACTAATTATGACGGTGCTATTATTAACCTTTATGAAGAAAACACTTTTATTAGTTCTCATAATGATGTAGATGAGAGTAGGTCGGCAATTAACTATCCTGTTATTGGGGTAAATCTTGGGGGTACAGGTAATTTCTCTATTGAGTCTAGGGATGGAAGTCCTAAACAACTTGATCTTAAATCGGGTACTGCATATGTATTTGGAGTAAACGGAGTAAATAGAGAAGTTTTTCATAGAACCCTGCCTAAACCTCAAGATAGTTTCTTGCCTGAACTGACTACCAGAGTAGATGGAAAAACTTATGAACCAGGTTCTTACAGAGTCACCATAACTATGAGACGTGTAATGCCGTTAGTAGAGGGTATGACCACAAATCCTCTTGGTATAGTTACCCAAACATCTAATGCTCCTAAACAACTGACGATTAACTTTGAAGAAGAAAACCAGTTATTCTTGGATGAGTCCTTTGCTAAACTCCGTGAGATCAATAATAATCTAAGTAAAAATTGCTAATTAAACTATATTTGTATTAACCATGTTTTGTCCTAACCTATCAGACCCTAATATAAAAGCTCAGTTTGAGTCGCTTCAATCTATTGTCCCAGAGTATGCTTATTATCTCTGGGATAAGTATCAGGGAGAAGTTCCTGCTAAGTACTACAATCTTGCAAATCAAACTACTATAACTGATAAAAAATATATCAATTCTATAGCTGATAGGTTTATTCGTTTAGAAAGACAATACGACTTCCTTAAAGAGATTCAAAATGATCCTGCATACTGGAAGATGTCTACGTCAGAAAGAAGAACTTACGTAGCTGCTAAACACTTTGCAGAGATTCTACCTACAATTGAAGGACGTAAGTCTGTTACTATAGATGGTAATCGTATTTACTTGAGTCAAACAGAGAGAGTTAAGTCTCCTGCTGCACTTTATAATTATGCTGTACGACTAAGAGAAAGTATTAATGCAATGTTCCCATTAGTATCTTATAATCCTCCTGCAACTGTAAGAGAATTATACAGTGGACAAATGCTTGTAGAGTTTGATTTAACTGGTAGATATGCTAATCCTTTCTTAGAGGCTATTGAGACTCTAGAGGAAGAGGATATGAGAGCAGAACTAGAGTTGTTTGATATCCATGAGAATCTTAAGAAGGACGAAGCAGGTTTAATGCAAAAGATTGAGTCTGCAAAAGAGTTCTTAGTAGACGGTGAAGTATTGTCATTGGACTCTAGTATGTTCCAAAGAAACTTTAAGTTAATTCAAGCACTAAAGAATCCAAATATTAAACAGTACTCAGAGGTTTTAAATAAGTTAGTAGCAAGATTTCCAGGAGTTACTTGGAAATGGGATACAGACTTAGACGAGATAGGAAGAGTAAACTTTACAACAGGTGAGATTGTATTCAATCCTGAACTAATTAAAGAAGATACCCCTTGGCATGAGTTTGGACACTTTGCAGTTAGGGCTATTAGAGAAAGCAATCCAGAACTTTTTGAACAACTTAAAAACGAAATTCAAAAGTTACATGACAATTCTCCTACATCTTCCGCTTATACTTTTGTAAAAGACAACTACCCTGATTACGTAGGTACTGATTCTTTTTGGGAAGAAGCTATAGTAACTGAGTTAGGAAGACAGGCGGCTACTAAAACTGATAGAAGTTTGTTTGATAAAATCTTTGATTGGTTTAAGTCTTTGTTTAAGTCTTTTAATGTAGGAGTTAGTGAAGTTAGCAACATGTCTAACTTAGTAGACTCTCTCGTAGATCCTTCTAATATATTCGATGTAATTCCTACAAATGATGCTATAGCAGATTATATGTTCCAACGTATAATCCCTACAGAATTAGTAGATTCTATTACTCAGTATGTAAAACCCACTCCTGATGCTCCTTTTGAGTTTCAAAACTATGCAGATAAAATAAAAACTTATGCTGCAGCTATTAGTGACTCAGAGTTTAAGAAGATTTTAGATACTAATAAGTATCTAGGATTGGGAACAGAATCCCTTCAAAGAGCATTAAGTGCTATAAATGAAATAAAAGATATAGTTACTAAAGAGGATGTAGCTGCTTCTGTTTTAGAGTTGGCAGACTACATGCAGTATAGTGGTTACTATTTAACTGGATTACTAAGACACATTGATAACTTAGCGGAAGATCCTAATATACCTTCAGGAAAAAAACTAGGAGATATAGACAGAGCTTACAGACAAGCTTTATCTTTTGAAAAACATTTAGAAAAGTTTAGTGAGTTAATCTCTACAGAAAAAGCAAGACAGATGTACAGAGAGGAAACAGCTAAGAATGCTTTCCTAAAAAACTTCGTTACAGCTAAACTTGCAATTACTAACATTAAAGAACGTCATGCTGCACTTATATTAGATCCAGTAGTGTCAGAATTATCTGATAGTCTTGCTCTTCAACGTGAGGCTATTGAGAAATCTTTTAACGAAGATATTGCTAAGTTAAAATCTAGACAACAGACTCCTAAAATACTTAAGAGGATTGCTGAGTTAGAGGAGAGGAGAGATAGCTCTGTTCCTACTCCTGAAAATATTAAAAAATTCATATCAAATAACGATTGGATAGTAAAGAATTCTTCTTGGTTTAGTGCATTCAACTCTGCTATGTCTACTAAGAATGCAACCATACAAATGGTTTCTCAATACATTAGGGGCATTAATAACGAGTTTCAAGAAACCCTAAAGCCTATTGCAAAAGAGTGGCAGAATTTAATGGATGATATTGCCAAAGAAGAAGGAGGGTTTCTAGGTGCAGTTGTAACTCCTAGGGAATTCTATAAACATTACATCAGAGAGACTTCTATCTATAAGATTGTAGATGGACAGTTAGTAAAAGACCAAGAAGGTATATCTTTAAATAATAAAGTAAAAAGCGTAGAGTTGATAAACAGATCTACTGAGCTACGTTACTTGGCCGAGTTTGGAGAAACTATCGAGATTCAAGAACAAGCAGAGCAAGACCTTAAGAAGTTTTACGAAGAGTATACTGAGCGTCCATTTACAGAAGAGTATTATAACATTCAAAAACTTCTTCCAGAAGATATAAAAGCTAAAAGAAACAAAATCTATCAAGAGATAGGAGCTATTAGGGAAGAGTTTGGAACAGGAGAAATAGATGATAATATTATCTTACAACTCAAAGAAAAAGAAAAAGAAATCAATGAGTTAGAACGTTTGTATACTCCAGATGGAGAGTTAAAAACAGGAAAAGAGTACGAAGATGCTTTAGCTATTCAGAATTGGAAAGAAAACAAAAGAAATCTAAGTGTAATTAGTTTTGTTTTAACTGACGATAGTAAAAACGTATTTGAAAAAGTACTTGCAGATAAGAAATCTAAGTTAGCTAAAGGATTTATTACTCCAGAAAGTTATAATAACTGGGCTGCAGTTCACACCCGTACTATCTACACTCAGGAGTTTTACGACACTAGACAAGATATCTTAGACGAGATTCAAGAGTTACTTAGTAGCAGAGGTTCTATTACTGACTTGTATTCTAGTTTGTTTAATCTTTTAAAAGGTAACAAAGATAAGAACGGAGTTTACGATCCTATTGACGTTACTGAAAAGCAAGTAGTAAAAGCGAAAGAAATAGAACAAGAGATTGAAAATATTAAAGCTTTGCTTAAACAAGATAGTCCACTAGACGCTAATACTAAGTCTAGACTATCTGGACTTATAGAACAACTTCAAGGACTTCAATCTAACGTAAACTCTGAGTACTATAATACTGCAGTTGAACATCAAGTCAATGCTATTAGAACAAAGGTAGAGACAGAAAATCCTGACTTAGATCAAAAGTCTATTGAAGCATTAGTAAATGTTGCATTTAAAAACTCTACTTGGTATAAAGACAATCACATTACTAAGTATAGATTTGACCCTAATCTTCGTTCAACAGTTGAAGTAGTAGAGCCTATTTTTATGTGGAGGGTTACTAGACCTAATGATCCTAAGTATATACAAAAAGATGCTCCTTCTTCATTATGGTATAAGTCTGTAGTAAATGCAGACTTTAAAAATCCTAACTATAAGCCAGGGGAGATTACATTTAAAGAAATTACAGGGGGACAATACTATAACCAAGCCTACGATAACTTATCTGATAATCGTAGAAAGCTTCTTGACAGAATGACTGACTTACATTATAGAAGTCAGGAAGGACTATATCAAAAAGATAAGTTAGGTGATTTGATTCCAGGATTAAGAAAGACACCTGGAGAAGTTATTGATCAAATTAAACTTAAACAGAATATTGTTAAGACTTATTTTAAGAATGTTACTAGTTTCTTCTCAGGAGACAGGGAAGCTTTTTCAGATGAGGAAGATATCTTTGGTGCAGCTTATCAAGTAGATGCTTTTGGCGATCCAGTAATGAGAGAGTCTAGAAGACTATTCAATCGTTATGCACGTACTCTTCCTATAGAACAGCAGTCTTATGATATCATGACTGCTATGGCTTCTTACGCTACTTCATCTGAAAGATTCAGAAAGATGCGTAAGTATCAATCTACTGTTCTTGCTATGGAAAGTGTAGTAACAGATAAGGGAGAACGTATAACAGATTCTACTAAAGTAATCAAAGATCTTATTGATCGTGAGTTGTATGGTAAAACTTTGGAGTCTGATACACCTTGGAAAAAAACTTCTAACTCTATTATTAGTGGTGTTACAAGTTTTGCAGGATTTAAAACACTTGGACTTAATCTTATAAACTTACCACAAAACTGGATTAGCGGACACCTTAAGATATATTCTCAATTAGGTTTCTACCACCTCACTGCTGCTGACTTAGTAAAAGCACATGCAGATACTGCTGGTATTTCGCAAGAGTTTTATCTTGCATATAATCAATTTGGAGCAAAACCTTTTAGACTATCTTTAGTTGATTACTTTATAGGAACACAGGGAGCTGCTAACCAAGCAAATGAGATTAACAACAAAGGTCTTGTAAAATATGGTAAAGTCTGGAGATCTGTTTCTACTCTGAGAGATTATACGGAATTCGACATTGCTGCTGTAACTACTTATACTTTCTTGAATAAGTATAGAGTAAAGAAAAAGGATAGTGATGAAACAGTAGCACTTAAAGATGCATTTGAATTAAAAGATGGTATAATTCAGGTTAAAGATAACGTAGAGGTTAGTCCTGCATTTATAAATAAGATTAGAAACAATGTTCAATTAGCAAATGAAAGAGCACAGGGTATATATGCTTTAAGTGCTCAGCCAACTGCTTCTAAGCATGCTTGGTTCCGATCAGTAATGTTCTTAAAGAAGTGGATTATACCTGACCTTAAATCAACTTGGGGATTAGAGACTATTCACTATGGTTCTGGAATAAGAACAGTAGGTTCTCATATAGCTGCTACTAGATTCTTAAGAGATTTTATTTACTATGATCAGGGTAACTTTTATAATACCTGGAAATACAGTTCTGAAGTTGATAAAGCAGGTTTAAAACAGTTTGCTATTCAATTTACTACTTTTACCGTACTAGCCAATTTAATAGTTCAAATGTCTCTTTCTTTAAACTGTGAAGAAGATGCTCAAGCAGATTGGAAAGATTATGTTTGTTTAGCACTTAAGAGAACTGCAAATGAAGCTGAAGGTGTATTCACTCTATGGGGAATGAATGAAGCATTATTTACTTGGGGTTCTGAAAAAGCAAACGGTATAGGTCTTGCAGATAGGATGTTGTGGAGTTTATTAGGACCTGCAAGTGTATTTAAGAAATTCATTACAGATCGTGATGATTTATTTACTACAGATCCTTATTATAGATATCGTTCAAATTCTAATAAAGTAGACTGGGATAAAACTCACCCTATGCAAGCAGGAGAAATGGGATTAGCTGTATTAGCAATGGAAGCAATGGGAGCTAAAGGAATGTTTATTGGTCCTAAGTCTATTGAATTTCAAAACAGAGCTTTTAACGCTTACTCGCCTAAGACTTATACTAAAGAACTTGTTACTCGTTACACAAAAGAACATCAAGGTTTAGAGTATATGCCAACTAGGACTCGTTTAGCTCAAGAATTAAAGTTATTTAAGAAAGAGATGAAGGATTTAGAGAGTCAAGCTTTGAGATATGTAGAACGAGGAGAACCTATTCCAAAAGAAATTGGAGTAAGAGCTAACAAGTTAAGTGTTTGGTTTGAAAGAAGAGTAGAAAAAATAAAAACAGGTCAAGAAGATGAATCAACGCCTTTTGCATATCCATTTATGAACTTAATTGGAGATAGAAAAGGGTTGGATGTTAGTCCTAAGCCTTATAAGAAGTAACTTGACTTTATTTTTAATTAAGGTAAATTTGTATAACTCGGACTCAGGTCGGACTTAATGTCGAAACGATAATAAAATTATGGAAAATAATGATTTGCTCAAAGAACATTCAAAGAAGCTTCGTCAAATAGCTTCTACCTCAGGTCTTGCTGTAGGTACAGGAGGATTTAAACGTCACGGAGTGGCTGTTGTAACGTCAGTAAAGTACTGTGCATTAGTTGTACAAGAAGATACTATATTTACAGAATTTAAAGTTAATGGTGCTTCAGAACTAGCTAATAACGGTATGAGTGGAGTAACTTTTAAAGCGGGAGCTTACTTGCCTGGTGGTATAATTACCGATTTTACTATCTCTAGCGGTAGCGTAATTGCTTATAAGTAATGATTGGCGTTGGCATAGGAATACGTAAAAGTATTTACAAGGAAATCATTTTTGATTCTGATGCTATTACGTATTTTACAGCAGCAGGAATTACTGACTATTCTATAAAATCAGCAATTAACACTTTTGTTAGTTCATTAAAAACAAACGGACTTTGGAGTAAGTTTTATTTTTTTTATCCTATAGTTGGTGACTTAGCTAAATCTTCTTATAATTTAATATCTCCATCAACTTACCAAGTAACTTGGGTAGATACTCCAACTTTGTCTAGTAACACAATTTCATTTAATGGAACTAGTCAATACGGAAATACTAATTTTTCTCCTAGTGCAGTAAGTGGATTTAGTATGACTGATTTATCTTTTGGTCTCTGGGATGCTACAGGATTTAATTCTCGTACAGAAATTCCCATGGGTATTACGGAAAGTTCTGGTGCAGAACGAATTAGATCTGTTTGGTTTAGTACAAATAATAATATTTTAGATATTATGTCTAATAATGATATAACAGGACGTGTAGTATTTAGTGGACAAGCAGTAGCATTTTGGCATTTTCAAACATTAGACAGCGTTACAGCTGTTTATAAAGACGGTCTTTTTGTTGCTAATGGAACAACTGGTGATGTTAGTGTAACTCCTACTAATAAATTCTTTATAGGTGCGACTAGTAATGGAAGTCCTGGAGCAAATACACCTGCACTGTTTTCCCAAAAAACTTATAAGTTCTTTTATTTAGCAAAAGGATTTACAGATGCACAGCTAGTTATTTTAAATACGTTACTCAATCAATTAAACACTCAACTAAGTAGATAATGGAGTATATACTATTAACACAAGAACAAGCAACCCAGAATAAGGGTTTAAAACGGGGACAAATAGAGTTTAACTACGCTACTACTTTAGATGGAAGATATGTTTGTTCTAAGAACTCTTTAGATAACTTTTCTGATATCCTTGTTAACGTTGAGTTTCTTACATTAGATAACTCTGATTTTCCCATTCCTGCGGATCCGTATAATTAATTTAAACATATAAATATTTTTTAATAGTGAAAACCTCAGGACTACTATACCTCAGTACAACTTTTTTAGCCTTCTTAGGAACGTACTTTTTACATTTGACTGCAGATAATGCAGAGCAGTACTTAGCGATTGTAGCAGTAGTATTCTTAGATGGATTCTTTGGGGTATGGGCAGGAACTAAGAAGATTGGTTTTCAAACTAAAAAAGCACTTAGAGTACTTCGTACTTTGTTTGCTTGGGTAGTTATCCTTACAGTTATTCTTATGATTGAGAAGGGGTTTGATGGTACATTTTGGTTAAGTGAAACTTTCTGTGCTCCCTTTATCGTTTTCCAACTTATCAGTGCACTTAAAAATGCTCATACAGTAGGAGTGATTAATAATAGTGTCCTTTCTCACATTCTAGAAAAAATAGATCAACATAAATTCAACCACCAAGATGAAGAACCTAAGCGTAAAACTTAATATTTTTTTTATTGCAGTAATCGCATACCTATTATTTAAATATGAGTATGTACAAGAGCAAGATACTAACCAAGTAATATCTTTTATTGATTCTATAGATAAAGCAAATGATACTTACTTTGAGAAGTTAGACTCCTTAGAGCACATAAAACACGAAGAGTATAGAACCTATGAAAAAATCACCCTTAAGTATGATACAATTCAGATTGCTATTGACACTATGCCTGATATTGACGGCACAAAGTACCTACTCACAATCTCTAGACAGCTTACCGCTAAAGGAGTTGAATGATGAGTTCCTAAAAGGAATTCAAGCACGTGAAAGGGTAGTTAGTCTTAAAAAGATTGTTAAGACTGACAGTATACAGTTAACTTTATATAAAGATTCTATTATTCCAAACTTCAGGAAAGCCCTGGATACCGCTAAAATAGAGATAGTTCGCTTAGATACTAAAGTTAAATCACAAGGAGAAACGATTAAAACACTTAAAAATGTTTTGAAAGGTGGATTATTTGCTATAGTTTTGTTAACCATAGGGTTAATACTTTAACTCTCTGCCTATGATCTCAATCTCTAAACAGATTGTTCAATACTACATTGACAATCCAAATACAACCGAGACAGCTGTTGAAGTTGCTATCCGCTTCAACTATCAGCCAGAAATAAACAATCTTCTGAGAGGAAAAAGAGTTCGTGACTTAAAGAGGACAGCAATGGCTCACTTACTTAAAGAGGATTCTTTATATCAGCCAACTCCTACTTCTCATGTGTTGTCTAATCATACTTTAGGAACTTACGATGAAAACTTAGATAAAGGCACTCTAGAAGTATCTAAACTAGTTTCTGAGCAACCTAGATCTGCTGAAGAGATTATTAAGATCCACAAAATAGATACTACTAAGTGGAGATTAGTTCAATATTGGAGTAAAGAAAAGAGTTCAGGCTGGCTAGTGTCAGCCTTATTTGCTTCTATAAAGCCTGAGGATAGTTTACCTCAAGACATAGAAGACGTTCTAAGAGAGGTTTTCTTAGAATCTAACATAAGTCCTTGCCCTACTCCTAAAAAGACTCCTGTAGCCTCTAAGAAGGCTTTATTTGTTTATATGAGTGACAAACATGTAGGAGCACTTACTCACCCTAACTCTATCTTTAACAATGAGTACAACGAAGATGTCTTTGAAGTACGTATGATGAGGGTATTAGAGGAGATAGAAAAACAAGTAAAAGCCTTTGGAAGACTAGAAGACTTGTTTATTTGTGATTTAGGGGATTCATTAGATGGTTGGAGTGGTCATACTACTAGAGGAGGACACCAACTCCCGCAAAACATGAACAATAAGGAGTCTTTTATGACTTACCTTTATGCTCACAAAAGATTTTTCGATGAATTGCAAGAAAAGAATCTTGCAAATAACATTCATGCTATCATGCAGACAGAGGATAACCATGCAGGTTCCTTTGGGTATATTACAAACCAAGCATTAGCTTTATATTTAAATACAGCTTATCCATTTATCAAAGTAACGATAATGGAGAAGTTCCTAGAACACTTTGATTATGGCAAACACACGTTTATCTTTACTCATGGAAAAGATTCTGAAGATCTTAAGCATGGTCTTCCCCTTTTCTTAACAGAAAAAGCAGAAAATTTCCTTAATAAATACATAGATCACCACAACTTAGGAGATAATAAAAATATTTCTATAGTAAAAGGAGACTTACATACAGAGAGTATGCAACAGGTATACAAGTTTAGATACCGTAACGTATTGTCTATGTATGGCTCTTCTAAGTGGGTAATGAACAATTTTGGTCCAGGATATCCAGGAGTTTCATTTGATTTAGTAGAAAAAGATACAGATTTAATATATTCGTTTTATATTCGCTTTAAATAAAATCAAATAAACAGTTATGATTACCCTAGCAGATATAGATAAATTAATAAATCAGTTCTACTTAGACTCAGAGAAGGATGGTCAGGCAATGAGACCTAACGCAGTCCTACTCACAGAAGAACAGTTTGAGGACTTACTCATAGAGATGGGAGTAGAGGATGAGGATGATGTAACAATAGAAAGCATACTAGGATTAGATGTCATCCTAGCAGAAGGGTTAGAACATCCAAGAGTAATAAGACTATAAAAAAAGGGGCCCTATTAAGAGCCCCTTTTTGGTTGGTTGGAAATACTAAATAAACTAAAAACTAAAACTACTTAACCTCCTGTGGTCCTCCTGTTAAGCTAAAGAAAGCAAGAATTTCTTCTTTTACTTTCAATTCAACAACTATAGGCTCACTGGTGGTTTCAAATTTAGTGATTTTTACTGGAACTTTTTGCTTAGTAGCAGGATCAATTTTATATTGATAGTCTACAGGGTTAAGTTTGTCAGCATTACCGTCTAAAACAACAGCTAAACCATTGTCTGTAGGGTAGGTCATTAAGACTTTACTAATTTCAAAGGAGAAACCTTTCTTAATGATAAGTTCCATCTCTTCTCCATTCTCGATTTTTTCTTTTTCGCTGTAATAGAATAACATATCTTTAGTTTTAATTGATTACCAAGTGAATGCGATATCGCTATCTCTTACCATGATTCTTTCTGAACCATCTACTTCTACTAGTTCAGCAGACTGAAGATACATTAGGTTTACGTACACTACATCGCCTACTTTTACATTGGTTACTTCTTCTCCAATGGTATAGACTTCTAAGTGCTTCAAACCTATTAGTTCTTTCATGTTCATTTCCTCTTCCATCTCTGGTGTAAGTTGGATAAGTCTTTCTTCTTTCTTAGGACGATTGAGTAATACTCTGTGTCCAAATAATTTTATGCTCATTTCTATTTTTTTATTTGTTTACTAAAAATTCTTCAGGTGGGAAAAATCTACAAAGTTCTCTTGGTACTTGATAAAAATCTTCATATCCTTTTCTACCATCTTTGCTTATATGCTTCTGTATCTTGTGTTCTTCTTTAAATATAACATCAGAGATAGCGCCTATAGCTCCCCCATTTATATTGCTAATTATAAAGTAGATAAACTCATTCTGTTCTGCAAACTTTTTCTTCCTAGATAAAAAAGACACTGTATCATAGAAATCTTCTGGTGTAGTTATACTTCTATCTTTCTTCATTTCTGCTTCAAACAAGTATTTCTTTCCATTCTTGTATGCAATTATGTCTATATTATAGTCTTCTTTTTCTTTAACTATTAGTTCAAACCCCCTACTAACAATATAATCAGAAAGGAGTTTGATTCCCTTCTGATTATATGTATCATAAGATTCTTGTATAAAAGCCATTAAGTCAAGTATTCTTCAAATCTATAGATTTCTTTTCTTATATCCATATCTATGTCATTAAATTTTATATTTCTATGAAATAAAATCTTATAATCATCTGACATGTCATGGAATCTATTCTGTTTAAAACGATCTATGTCTCTTCTGTAGATGGAATTAACTCTGAACACAAACATTATCTTGTCTTCTACCTCGTAGTAGTCATAGAAAGAGTCAAAGCTAGTAATCTTCTTTTGGAATTCCTCAAAAGCAGCTTTGTCTGTAGGTTTAAACAAATAAAAAAGACAGTATAGATACTTAGACTTGTATCCGTAGTCATCTACGTAAACATTAATTAAACCAAAGTTTAACAATACACGTAAAGATTCTTCACCCCTTGCTGTAAATATCAAGGGGCTTAGAAATCTTGTGCTATTATTTAAACTTGTATTCACTACTTTATTATACAATTCTGATTCCATTGTTCTGATAGTCTTCTCTAGTATAGTTCCACAAATCACTGTCAATATGCCAACGTAAACGTTCTAGTGCTTGATGAAAGCCTTCGTAGGTCTTACCTTGATATACTCCTCCTTCTTTACCTAGAGTCATTGCTTCATCTGATAACTCATAGATAAGCGGACTACCTGGGAATTTTTGGCTTTCTACTAAAAACCTGAAGTTCTTAACAGTTAAACCTTCTCCATAGATACTTAAGTCTGACTGCTTTAAAGCTTCTGTATAGAATGCTCCCTGAAGATCATAACGATACTTCATAAGAGTCTCTGTCCAATAGTTTAAAGAAGTTGTAGTAGTCTTTAAGTCGATAGGATATAAAAACTTATTGTCTACGTCCACAACTACCAAATCTAATAGAGCCTTACACTCAAATCCCAAGTACTCAAAAGTAAGAGCCTGTTGTGTAAAGATTTTATATTGGTCATTGCCTAAGATAAACTTAGAACTAAAGGGATGATTCTTAAGAGATTCTACCAGATTATAGATTGTAGCTAATTGTGCTGGAGAAATTACTTTTCTTCCATCTGCTTCAATTAGGTGATCATAATAGGCTTTACCTTCTTTCTCAAATCTCTCTCTTACTTTAGGAAGAGTATCTCTTTTAAACCCTACAGTCTCATATGCGATCTGTTCTGCATTGGAATCATGTCTATTGATAAATAGGTTCCATACAAAGTCTCCCATCTGAGCTGTTGGTCTTTCTACTGTGCTGATTAGAAATTCTTCTTGAAAGACTTCTTCTCCTTGTGTAATAATTAAGTCTACTCCATCTCCTATCAATGTTACATCTGCGGGTTCTTCTGTGTCAGACTTAGGATCGTAATTAAAGTATAGGTTAGGATGTTGTAGGATCTTTTTAAGCCTACTTTGACTTATTGCGGTATTGCTTAGATAATCTTGATTTAGAATCATTTCTTTTTTCAATTGTTACGGTTAAAACAAACCAAAGGAAGCATAAGTGTATGTTCAAGTCATATAATGAAGATGTACGACTTATGCTTATTGTTGGTATAAAATAAAAGAACCAATAAGGATAACCTCGTTGTCCTCTGGTTCCATGAAGAAAGTTACTTAGTTGGAGTTTCACGGCTTCTATCATCATATTGAGACTTTTCTCTCATTATGTACGAGAGAAACATAGCATTAGACATAACATGTCCTAGGTGATCTATTCCTGACTCAGGGTCTTTGTCTTCCCCATCTAGGAAAGCAAACATATGTCTAAGTAAACTTTCGCTTACTGCAGAAACTGGCATACCTTTACACCAATTCCATTTATCATATTTGTTTTCCCCATACTCAAGGACTTCAACCATAGACTCTAGAGACTTAAAGTCTACTAAAGTCCATCTTCTCTTGCCTGTGTTGTAACGTAAAGCTTGTTCAGTCATAATTAACGCATTAAAGCTCCAGTAGTTGTTTTAGGAGTAGCATCTACTGGTTTTACAGTTAAGATAACTCTTCCAAACTTCATTGAAGATAGTTCAGTAACTACACAAGTTACTCCGTTGCAATCAACAAGAGTACCCAATTGAATACTTTCTGCTGATTCGTTGTCATTGTAGGTAACAATGTTTTCACCGTAATGATAGTTGACATCAGGTAAGCCCACGGCTTCCACTCTGTCTGTTTCTGTTCTTGGTTCTATTATATATAACATAAGTTTAGTTTAATTAATTTAATTCAGGTACAGGCACTCCAAGAGTATCTGTTGCAAAGTTAATTACTTGCTTAATAAATTCATTAACTTCTTCTTTTTTTCCTTTAGAAAGTGAGAGTGGTGTTTTAATAAATTGACCTTGGAACATAATCTCCTCGTAGAAGAACTTGTCCTTAAGATAAGTGACTACCTCTTCTTTGGTGTATACTTCGCCTGTAAGGGCTTCAAATCCTCCTCGGATGATAGGTACTAGGGTGCTGTAGAAATAAGCTAACTGAGGGTTTGTTTTCTTAGAATCTAATCTAGTTATACAAACTTCTACATCCACCGCAGGATCTCCTTTTGTCAATTCTCTAAAGTACGACTGCATCAACTCTCTATCTCCCTTAAGATGAATAGTTCCATCTATGTTAAGGGAGAGAGTAGCTGGCATATAAATGCGGTTAATCATTGTTTAATTATTATTCTGCTGCCCAACCAAAGAGTACATATTCTCCTTGACGTTCTTCACTACTAGGCTTGTAATTTACAAAGGCTACATTTTTCTCGCCTTCTTTTAAAACATTAACTCTAGTAACGTGAGTACTAACCTTAGTACGTTCTGTGTAGTCTCTGGCCATCTTAATTGCTCCTGCTTGTAATGGATGACTTCCAATAAGTCTTCCTTCTGCTTGTACTTCGTATCTAGTTTCCCAAACACGTCTACCTACCTGAGGAATTATTTCTACTTGGCTTTTAATCTTGTTGCTGTTTAACTTAGGTTCTAGAACGCAGATACCCCAACAATCTCTTTTGTCCATAACGTCTTCTGCAGACTCAATAAAGGCACTTAGTTTTTTGCCTGAATCTTTAAACTTCTTAGTAACGTCTACAAAACCATTAGTTGTGCTAATAGTTCCATTGTACGCATCATTACCGTACTCATCAATAGCATCTTCTACTAATTGATTATAAGCTTCCTTCATACTAGGAGCTGTTCTTTTGTGATAAAATGTGGTTGATCCCATAATTTTAATTTAGTTTAGTTTGTTTTAGTTTTATTTACTCCAATAAGGTGATATACAAGGATCTGCTTTAAGAGGAACTCTCGTACAAAACTTAGCTCCTGAATCTACCATTGATTTTTCTAATTGTGCAGCAGCTTGTTGCGCAATTGCTTCTGGTGTTTCTATAAGAATCTCGTCATGAATGACATTTACAATCTTAACTTTAAATAAAAGATCATTAGGTACTAGATATCTTGACCAAAAGTAAACACATGCTAGCTTGGTTATCTCTGCAGATTCCCCTTGGATTGGATAGTTTAAGGACATTCTTTCTATGTCACCTCTTTTTCTAAAAAACTTAGAAACCTTTTCCTTCATAGCAAGTGCTGTAGGAGTGGCTGCATTTTTAAGCTTTTTGTATCTTTCCCAGAAGTCTTTATCCATTTCGTTCTTGAGTTGATTAAACTCGTCATAATAATCTACATAAGATCTCTTACCTGTAACAGGAGAGATTAATACATATCCATTATCAACTCCGAACTTCTTAGCTTCATCAAAGTATGCTTTTAGTCCAGGAAATGCAAAAAAGTAGGCTGCATAAATCTTATTGCCTTGCTCTACGCTTAATCCTAACTGTTCTGCTATACCTATACCACTACCACCGTAGTTAATTGCAAAGCCTGCTACCTTAGCTGACTGTCTTTTATCTTTGTGTTTCTTTTTAATCTCATTTAAATCTAATCCATCTAACTCTTCGTACATCTTCGAGGCTACAAATGAATGCATGTCTCCTAAATCTTTATCGTAAAACTCAAGTAAATTTTCGTCCAAACACTTATTTACTAGTACTATCTGTTCTTGACCTGTATAGTCACAGCCTACTAGGGTGTTTCCTTCTTCTGCTACAAAACAACTACGTGTTTCTTCATCTGAGGGAATGTTTTGGAAGTTAAAATTCTTGGTTGTTCCTGACTTACCTCCACTAGATAAGCGACCTGTGTTCATTAACTGTTTGAACTGAGTGTGTATTCTACCGCTTGCGGGGTTAATTTGCTCAATCCAGTTATAACCATAGGTGCCTATGTCTTTTTGGGCTTCTTTAAAAGAAAGGTAAATCTTGATAATAGGATGTTTGTCTTGAAACTTAATTAGATGGTTTGCTTCTATTGTATGCTTCTTAACTCCTTTCTCTACTACAGAAGTATTTACTCCTATAGCTTCAAAGAACTCTACTACCTGAGCAGGTGAGTTCCAGTTAATTTTAATCTTGTTTCCTCCAGAGAATAAGTCTAACTGATAGTTAATAAACTTATTCATCTCGTTAGTAAAGATAAACTCATTTAATTTTCTAGTAGCTGCATCTGCTTGGGTCTGTACTTTGTGAATCTTGTTAGTCCACTTATCTACGTCTAGCTTCATACCACAATATTCTATGTAAGCTAAAACTAAGACAAAGCGATTGTCTAACTCGATTGATACTTTAGATCCTGCAGCAAATAAAATTACTTCTTGAGCTTCTTTAAGAGCATGTAGGTATTTTACGTCATAAGCAGAATACTTTACAAAGCCTTCTGTTAGATTGCCTGTAATATTCTTTCTTTCTTCCTTATCTAATATGACTCCACAGTGTAGTTTTACACAAGCAGCTAAGGAACACCTATGACTTTCTATACCTAGTCTTGACGTTTTTTCGCCTAAAAAGGTATCGTATACCTTGGTTGGTACAATTCTCTGATGATATAAGAACTTTAAATCAAACTTTAAGTTATGACCAATGACTCCTTTAGTCTCTAAGAGCTGCTTGTAGTCATTAATATCAATCGTAGTCAAGTCAACTACAAACTGATTGTCATTGTCACCTAGCTGAAGTGTGTATAGCTTACAGGTATATGCATCAAATCCAGAAGTCTCTGTATCTATAGCAACCCACTCTAGGTCTTTAAGGTAGTTTAATGATTCTTGTACTGTGCAGAGAGTTATATCAGGTAGGGAAATGTTTTGTTTTGTTACTAGATAAATCATTTTAATAAGGGTTCCACTATCTTGTTATAATCCTTCAATGCTTGGTGTAACTTCTGATACTTCTGATCTTGGCTATAGTTTCCTTCTTCAATTTCTGTAAGGCAGGTTCTATAAACGTCATAGATAAGTTTTCTATCGTAGTTACTTAATTTTAATATTTTGTTAGAAAGCTGTAGCATGTCTTCCGTAGTATCAGTTCCCCATATCCTGTTTAAAGACTTACCTAAGTTCCACACGTGGTGAGGAGTATATAGATTACATCTAGGACAAGCGGGTAATAGATTATTTAGGTGATAGCGAGTAGCAACTTTAGTTCTACCTACAAAGTGAGCACACTGTAAGCCCTTAGGGTCTAGTGTAATCTCACAAGCATGGCATTTGTTAATATGTGCTCCTCTAACTAACCAAGAAGTTATCTGGTCTAGTTTACTTTGACTGATAGTTTCTTTCTCTAACTTACGTTTGATTTCTTTACGGACTTTCTGCTTTTCTTTCTTCTCCTTCATTACACACGTAGCACATAACCTCTTTGTTTTGTTGGCTATAGCTTTAATCTTCCCACAGTCTGAACAAGGCTTTTGAATTTCCTTAAGTTCAGGGACTCCTTTGACAGGAATCTTTTTTGTTGCTGTTCTCTTTAACATATTATACAAATATAATAAAAGAAAAGGGGATCTTGTGACCCCCTAATCTTTTTGGCATGCAAGAGACAATTACAAAGCTAACTCAGGTGTATATAAAGGAGTGTAAGTTTCAGAAATTAATTCTAAACCTCTGTTGTTAATTGTGTAAGCAGTTCCGTGAATTAGAGACTCACGCTTAGCTTCGATACTCTTGTGTCCCATCATATAGTTGGTAAAGCGAGTAGTAGCGTTAAACAAAGCGTAAGCTGTGTTCTCGTGTGTTTCATACTCAGTAGTCAAAGCTGTTCTAAAGTCGTTAATACGATTCTTACCTCTAGATGCTTCTCCATCTCCTCCGATAATGTTAATGATAAATTCATCTGTAACTGTTTCGGGGATATAGATTTTGCTTAATTCCATCAATTTCTCGATGAACTGTTCCTCTTGAGTAAGAGAACTTTGTAACTGAGAGATAATACCACTTAAACGCTCATGAGAGTTCTTAGTATGTCTTACACGCTTAGAGTCTCTAAGAGCCATATAAAAGGTATTAGAGCATACAACAGTTACGTTAGTTGCACCAAAGCCCATAGGAGCGCTACCATCATGTGATGTGAGAGCTGTAAGGAATCTCTTGTTAAAAGATCCTCCAATCTGTACATCTGTTAAAGGAAACTGGTAGTAGACTTTTTGTCCGTTACCTAAAAATCCACCTCTTTCTCCGTTAATGTTAACTCGGACAGCAGCTTCTAAAAGCATGTCAAGGATTTCTGCATTCTGAGTAGGAACATACTTAGATCCTACTACACCAAGACAATTATTGTTGTCTTCACGGAATACTCCGTAAGCAGGAGTAATTTCTCCATCAGGACCAAACAAAGGTTTCTTTGCTACAGTCCAATTTGTTCTAGATGATTCTAGCAATTGTTGTTTATTCATGGTTTTATTTTTTTAATGTTTTCGATAAAGTCTATTAATTCGTCTAATTCTTTAATTCTTCCTTGGATCTCACAGTACTCATACTCACTGCTTTGCTCCATTTCTTTTATTATTTTAGTTCTATTAGATAGATATTCTACTAATTTTCCTTTTAATTCTAAATGTCCTAAGGACTCATAGTCTTGCCAATTCATTTCTTTGTTTTATTTTAAGTTTTCTAGCCAGTCTATATCGTCTGGATTACTGGCCATTAGTATTTGGTTAATTCTTTTAAAGTGATCACATTCCCAAACTCCACCTTTGTATACGGCAGAAACAGGATGTGATGCTACTAGTACGTGGTGTACATCATCGTTGATAAGGGGAGCAAACTTTAAAGCGTCTTTTCCCCAAAAACAGAATATAAGTCCTGTAGTACTCTCGTTTAGTGTTTTGAATACAGCTTCTGTGAACTGTTTCCAAGGCTCTAGGTGAGAACCTGACTTACCTTCTTCGATAGTCAAAGCAGCATTTAGCATAAGAACTCCTTGCTTAGCCCATGATTCTATATTCATATCAGTAGGGAAGCTTAGATCGTCTGGATAAATGTCTGTTTTAATACGGTTATACATCATTCTTAAAGACGGAGTAATGTAAGTCTTTTTTCTAGGAGAGAAAGCCAATCCATGAGCAATAGGTTCCCCTACATTTCTGCCTGGATAAGGATCCATTCCTAAAATAACAACCCTTACTTTCTGAAAAGGTGTTAAATTAAAAGCCTTGAAGACTTCGTCTTTATAAGGAAAGATAGTTTTAGTCTTTCTCTCATTAGCTACGAAACCTCCAAGGGCTTTAAAGTACGGACTTTCTATTGTGTCTTTTAAGTGATGATACCAATCGTCTGGAATATCAATCAGTTTTTGCATCTTTATTCACTAGCTTACTTCTTTTAAGTTGAGTTCTTCTAACAATAATATTAGGATTAAGAGTAGTACTCATAAGTCCTGGGTAGGTTTCTTCCATCATGTTTATAACTTGATTGTATCTTGTTTTGTAACTTTTAATAGAATTAGAAAAGTTTAAATGTTGTTTCATAGAATGTATAATCGTAGAGTGATCTCTTCCTAACAAAGTACCTACCTTCTTGTAAGTGTAGTTAAAGTGTATTAAAAGTACAGCTGCAAAATGAAATCTTGCTTCTGTTAGCTCACGTTTACGACTATTTATTGTAAAATCCTTTACAGTCATTCTGTTTATATCACAAACAATATGCATTACTCCCAACTCAAACTCTGAAAACTTATCTAAATTTACTTTAAGTTCATGTGCTTTTATCATTGCCAACTTGCGTTTTAATCTTAGCTCTTCTGGATTAATGTCATTTATTACTTTACTATAATACTGTTTGTTTTTAGTTTTCTTTAAAACTAATAACATAATATTATATCGTACTAGTGCTTCTACTTCTAACTTGTCAAAAGCAATTTCTAAAGCTTCGTTTATAATATCCTTAATTCTTGGCATATCTTTATTAATTTTTCTCTTCCGTGGTTTTTGTAAATATCACTTATGTCTTTTCCTAAACTTCCGTGGTGGTATAGTACAGGAATTCCATACGTCTCTGAAATCTTCTTAGCACCTTCTTCTCCTGCTCTATCAGCGTCAAACCATACATACATAGTGTCAAATCTTGCTTTAAGTAACTCATAAGCATTTTCTGATATAGGTGTAGTTTCGCTTCTAACAGCAACAGCATTCACTCCAATAGAGTGTAAGGTCATAACATCTTTAGTGCCTTTAGTAATGATTAGAATAGTTCCCTTGTGTGGTAGCTGGGTGTAACCCTCAAGCATACCTCCAAAGAAGTTTGTTCTAAATTTAACTTTCTTCTCTGCATAGGGACGATATAGTTTAAACTTATCTTTTTCCTTATACCGATAACAGGGGTCAAACGTATTACTAATGTACCAGATGTTATCTGCTATCCATGCTTTGTCTACTTTTCTTACATCATAGAACTTAAGTATTTTTTCTGTTACTCCGAATTGAAGCCAGTACTCTAAGTCTTTTTGTGTAAATTTTGTAACAGTAACTTTAATAGATGCAGGCTTTATCTCTGCTGGCTTAGGACTTTTGAGAGTGGATACTTCCATCTCTAATCTAAGTCTGTCTTCTAAACTAAAGTTCTTAAGTTGGAAATCTGATTCTATTTTATATAGAATGTCTGGATACTCGTAGGCAGTACGCATTTGAGCTATGTCAATTGCATTGTAGTGCACTTTCTCCGTAGCATAATCTACAAAATACAGATTACCTCCTTGACTCCACCTAAAGAAACAGGTAGCATGCTTGTCAGATCTGAATGGATTCTTATATTTCTTTCTCAAGTCTATTTTCTCACCGAAGTAAAAAGACATTAGGTTTTCTTGTCCTAGTAAAGCGTATAAAGTCTTTACATTAGGTCGTATTTCGATGCTTGAGAGATCCATAAGTGTTGTTTTTAACCCTTCTTCAATAAAAAAGGGGTCACAAAAGTAACCCCTTTTCTAAAAAAGAGAATAGATTACTTTTAATTTTAGAAGATATCGTTAATATCTGTGCTAACAGGACTTGTTGCTACTTCACTGGTATCCCAACTCATCATAGATTCTGATTTAAAAGGAGTCTCAGTTTCGTTTGCTTCAGGAGCATCATTTTCAGTGTATTCTTTGAAAGTATAACTTCCGTAGAAACTCTTAAAGCCATACTCACCTGTGATTTGCTTAGATACATACTCAGTAATTTTACCTTGTACGTTAACAAATACCTTAGTGCATACGTCTTGATATTTTTCATCTTTGATTCCCAAAAGAACCTTAACACCCATGTTGGCTTTGTTAAAGTGAGCAAAGAAGTCTACTAACTCATTGCCTTTACCTTTAGCAATAGAAGCCCAGTTGTCAAGAACAAATGGTTTTTCTTTTGGAGAGATGTTACCATAAGCTTTAAGCAAAGAATAAACTGTTTCTTCTCCGCCCTTAGCTTCACGTACACTCTTCATATCTAATCTACGAGAAGGGTCAATAGATGCTTGATACTCACTTAGAGTAGCAAGGTTCTCAGCCCATGTAGTTTTAGTAAAGTTGTCAATGAATTGTTTCTTACCTGCTTGAGACATACGAGTGTCATTGTTTACCCATAAAGTAAACTTACCACGCAAATCTGTTTTAAAGTCTGGATGATTTACATACCAGAAGTCAAGACGCATTCCATTCTCTGACTCATAGGTAGGCTCTTTAACCTTGTCTTCTTCAATACCTAGGATTTTTGCAAGTTCTTTAGCTGTAGGATTAACACTTACAACTTGAACAGGAGCAAATCCTGTGTACAATTTTTTGCCTGCTCCAGGCTCTCTGGTTTCTAATTGATCGAATTTCATAATTTTGTTTTGTTTTGTTTTATTTTTTATCTTTTACTGGTGTTTCTTCTGCATAATAACGATCTATTGTATCACATACTACTTGTAAGTCGTTAGGGATAAGAGTTTCTGCAAACATATCCATAGGACTTTTAGCAGGGTAGTTTCTAAAACGATTAGTTACAAACTGATAAGTTGCTTTCTCTTCTTTATCTTCACCTACGTGAGTATAAAGACAGATAGTAAACAATCCTTCTAGTACGATTTGGTTGTCTAGTGCTTTACCGATTGTTTTAATCTTCTGACCTACGATATGTCCATCATCTTCAATGTTCTCTGAGTGAGTGATGTAGAATACTTTAAGGTCATTACGAAGTTTACGGGCACTAGTAAGCATATTGGTTACATCTTTTGCAAGAGTAACAAATTTACCAAAACCAATCTCATTGGCTTTTCTCATCATAAGAAAAGACATAGAGTAGATAGCATCATCCATGATGATGTTTTTGATGTGAGGAGCTTTCTCGCTGATCTGTTGTAACAATGCGGTGATTTGATTAATATCATCTACCTCCATGTAATTCTTAGATTCAAGATTGTAAAGCTTTTCTGCTCCTTTGAAAGGCAATTCTTTCCTTGCTACATTAATAATAAATGTTTCTTTTGGGTCTAAAGTCCTTACAGCTGTGGATTTACCAGTACCTGAAGGACCTACGATAGCGATTAGTTTGCTTGACATATAGTTAGTTTGTTTTGTTTATTTTGTCTCTAGTAATTTATCTAAATCTTCTGTTATTATTTTCCATCCGTACATAGAAGCAAAGAATCTTGCTCCTGCTTGACAACGCTTTTTATCTTTAGCAGGGTAACTTAAGATTGCTTTTCTTACTTTAGTGTTGTCATAAAGTAGTTTAGCTAGCCAATCTATAAATTCTTCTTCCTTAGCCATTGTCCAGGTATGGTCCCAATACCACGTAGGGGAATTAAAATCTACGTCATCGTAGTTTACTTCAATCATATTACACATATGAGTGAGTACTTGGGTTAATTCAGGACTAAAATCTTCTTTTTTATTCATAGGCTTTTACATTTTTAAATACTTTTCATAATAATTACCTACAGGATTATTCATCTCTTCAGGCTTTGGTAACTCGTCAAACTTTCCGTTAGCTCCATTAAAGTAAAGTCCTACGCTTGAATTTTCTAAGCCATAGTAACGATCTTTAAGGAATTTAAGAGAACGGTATTTGTTACCGAGTAATGCTACATCATAGCCATTATGAACTGCTATGTTATATCTTGTTGGACTAAATAAACCTAGAACTACTTCGTAGTCTTGGTGTACACCTTTGTTAATGTGGAGTTCTTCCATAGAAGGTTCTAGCTTCTCTTCCATTAACTGTCCCTTGTAGGTGTAGGTTTGCTTTTCTGATGCAGGAGTCTGTTGATGGACAATAATACTAGCCATCTTGTATCGCTTAGAAAAGACGTCTAATACATAATCCTTAATCATAAAGTCAAAAGTCTGATAGGAACTTAACTTCATCTTAGTGTCAGGAGCTATCTCGTTAGATAAAAGACTAATGTGGTCTAGTACAAAGAATACCCAATGATCTTCAGATCTGTATCTGTAGCCTGTAGTAATTCTTCTACCATCATCTAAGTCTTTGTAGATGTTTTCTCCTACATCTGGATTATCGAAGTACGATTTTACGTACTTAGCTATACCTGTAGGATTCCTTATATAATCTATAACATCTACAATGTTTTGTAAATTAGTAATAAAGGTTTCTGCAGCTCTTATCTTAGTCATTAACTCAGAACTTACACTATAGTTTCCTATAGATTTTAATTGCTGTACAGTAACAGTAATGTTGTGATTCTGATATAAATAAATAGAGATAAAAGATAGCCAAAAGTCAGTAGCACTTTCTTCTAAAGCAAAATAAAATATCTTAGGAGTAATTTCTGTATTTCTTGTTGCTTTGTAGATGTTTACGATAGTCATGTATTTTGCAAACTTTGACTTACCTACACCTGATGCAGCAGTAATACAAGTAATAGAACCTTTAGTAAATCCTCCATAATACTGAGCTAATCTAGGAAAGGGAGGAGCAATAGATGTTATCCCTCCTGCTTCTTTGATTATCTTATTTCTTTCTATTTGGGAAATTATACTTTCAAAGTTCATCTTTATAGAATTTGATGGCTATTGTAAGCAGGTCCAGTACCATTCTTTAACTCTTCACACCACTTAGCTAAGTCGCTTTGCTCTACTCCATCAATCTTCTTAGAGATAAAGTACCCACACTCTCTGATATACCTAATAGATCCTTGTCCTTTCAAGGTATCTATGTAAAGGTCAGTAGCCTTGGCTATTTCATCTAGAGTGTAATCGTACTCTGCTAAGAATTTAATCAATCGTTTAACCACACTCACCTTGTCAGTAGTCTTTCCTGATACTCCTATGTTCTTTGCACTAAACTTAGCGATAAACTCTGTTACCCATGTGATAGGTATTTCAGGTTGTGGTGTTGGATTTGCAATTACTTTAATAGGATCAGAATGTCTAGCAACTTTAAGTGCAGATATTACTTCACTTATGTCAAGTTCTTCAAGTGCTTTAGGTGTCCAACTAAAAGTGGTTCCATTATTCAGAAGTTTGTCTTCGTAAATCCACTTGTCTATCATTTTCTCTTTGACTGCTAGTTCCCATAGGACTTCGTAGAATGTTTTCTTCATTTTCTGTTGTGGTTAAAATTACGTTTATGCCTTTGAATAATCTCTCTTTATTAAACTTAGGCGGGTCTACAAAGATAACGGATTCTTCAACTTTTTCCAAGTCTTCCATCCACATTTTTTTCATAAAAAGATAGTCTGGGGTTGATTCCAGACTATCTCCATAATATTCATTTTCCATAAAATTTAGTTGATTTTAATCGTTTAATTGTAGATTTACGATTAAGGAGTAGACTAAGCTAACCCCTTAATCTCTAAGAAATCTTTCTTACCAGTCCACACTTGATGAAAGTCATACTCATATGCCTCTAATACGTCTTTGGGTATGTTAAAAACACTTTCACAATCTGTACAAACAGTCTCAAGTAACAAGTCATTCGTGATTTGTATAGCATGTCCTAAACAAATAGGACATATACCTTCATCCATAAGAGATTCATCTACTGTTGTAGAGGATAGGTCTTTTACTTTAAAGTCTACTCCATCTGCACAGTAGTACTGAGAGAGGTGAGTAAGTTCTTTCCTATGTGCAGGTAAAGACATCTCAGGATAAACACTCATAACCCATTCATTGTACATTTCATAGGCTGCAAGGTCATCCATGTCATCTTCAACAGATTTAACGTCTTTAGAGGTCTTCCCATCATCTTCCCAATAGAAGGGATCTTTTGTTTTATCTTCTGTTTTTACAAAGTCTCCCTTAACCTGATCATAGTAATAGTCATCATAGCTGTCCCACATGCTAATTTGCTTAGCACCTAAGCCTAGATGAGACTCACTACTATGTGACTTTTTACCAGAATGCTTAGGAAGGTCAAAAGAAGGAAGAGGAAATTCGAGTGGAATGTTTCTTTCAGCCAACATTGTAAGCATCTCATAAGCAAAGCTAAAAGCGTTGATCATTAGATTAACACTAGCTACCTCAGTATCTCCATGCTCGTTAAAGTAACCACAAGATAAGTTGTGAGAAGAAACTTTAAGTCCCCTTCTACGAAGTCCACCTACGTCAGTAGCTGTACCTGAAGCAGGCTTGTATCCATATTTGTTCATCAAAGGTTCAATAAGGGTAAGATGTTCAGGATTCCACACTTGATACCCGTTAGTATACTGGATGAAGTCTGTTGTATAAGATCTACGATCTAGCTGAGTAACTACTAGAGAGTTGTCAAAGAAAGACATATCACAACAGTTAGTACCTACTAGACCTCTTTCCTCACCATAAGGCAAAAATACCTTACATACAGGCATCATCTTAAGCATCTGAATAGCAAAGCATACACCTACAGAGTCATCGAGACCTAAGCCACATTGTTCGCCTCTGAAGTCATCAAAGCCGAAAATCCACTTATCTGTCTTAAAGATACGCATGCCTACATGGTAGTCTTGAGCTGTGTCATAGTGAGCTACTACAGTAGGATAATACTCGGCTTCTCCTTTTGTGCAATAGATATTACCGCCTTTCTCTTCTACTGTTACTCCGTCTATCTGAGAAATAAGACTTATAAGCCAATTCTTTTTAAGTTTCTCCATCTCTGGCTGGTAGGTGGGGCTTTGTTGATACATAATATCAAACAGTAGATCAAAGTCTACAGGGAAATTTCCTTTTAATGTATCATCTAGTTCACCTAGTTCTTTGCTTTTATATTTATAAGTCATTTTTTGTTTTTTTAAATTAAGTGTTCTTCATTATTGTCTTCTACCATCGCTTCTACTTCTATTATTTCTTCTGATTCAGGTTGATTTTCGTTTACAAAAGAAAAATTCGAGTAATTAGTAGTACTAGTAATAGTATTTGTATTTAGTAGATAGGTTCCAATACCTAAATTTCCAATACCAACATTACTACTACTATGGATGTTAATAGTAGAATTAGTAGAATTAGTAGTAAGAGTACCTGATAGAGAGTTATTTGCCATAATCTGAGACAATCTTTCTTTGTTTCTTCTTTCTACTTCTTCGCTATCATAGAGATCTTCTGGCTTATTCTCATCATTTGGGTGATAATATACATTGCCATCAGTTAGATAGTCATGTTGATCTAAGATAAAATAACCAAAGTCATTCTCAAATTGCCTAAGTTCAGGATCATCTTGGTGTGCCCATGTATTATCAACTAGTCTAATACCTTCATCTGTTAAAATAGAATCATCTTGATAAGTGCTAACTGTGTCATCTTGAGTGGTATGATATTCTCCAGTTGACTCTGAATAAATAGCACAATCTTCACATACTCTTAGATCACGATATTGACCTCTATCAATGTAAATAGTATCATCATAATGTACAGTATTATCACAGCAACTACAGGTATAGTCACTGTCTTCATCTTCATCTACATTATAACTATTATATTGATAGTAATCACCTCCAGTGTTTCTAAACTCATAACGAGGACCTTCTATACAACCATTGGTAAGTATTTTTCTAGCTAGGTCATAGCTACATAAAGTATCTAGATAAGGGAACTTAGTTATTCCTTCTAAATCTATCTCCATAGAGTAGTTTCCTCCTACAGAGAAAAGAGTAGAGTATCCTGCAGCTTCTAATGTGTTCCTGAGTAAGTTTTGTGTTTCGTTTGTTGTATAGTAAATACGGTCAAACATAAACTTACCTTCAATGTTCCACATGATAGAACGAGCAGCAATCTTACTACCTCTTTTAAGCACAGCCATCTTTACTTTGTCTGGAAACTTAGTATAGATGTCAAAGTAGTTTTGACATGATCTGTGACGCATACAAGAGCTTCCTAGAGTACCTGATGTAGCTGCATAGTTCTCAAAGTGATAGGCATCTTTGATAGCATCTCCGTCAATAATAGCAAAATCATACAAAGGATTGCTTACAGTAATTAGACTAGCATAGGCTTCTGCAAAAGCAGTAATATCTCTATCGCTATAAGTATCTCCAAATAACCTACGAACAATCTTACCTACTGAAGTGTGGTATCTTTGTTTGTAGTTCCATACTTCTTTAACTTTAGTTTCAGTTTTATTAAAACTTACGCCTAATAGATTATATCCTCCAGTACCTTCGTATCCTGATTGATCTACATGAAAAGATGCACTAGACACTAACCTAGAGTTTCTAATCCTTAGAGGCCTTGAATCTTTTTCCAAGAAGGTATTTTTAAATTCAAAGTTAAAAACATGTTCATTCTGTGTTCTTTGGCCATTTTCCCATAGATAAGAAGTTACTGTAAATTCTTTGTTTTCAGGTAAAAATCCCTTAATAGGAAAAACATCTCCTCCTAGGTGTCTAGCAGTTAAAACTAGTTTACAATCATAGTGACCATGATCAGGTTCATGACTTACGTAATTTCTTCTGTAGTGAAATACAGCTTCTGTTCCAGGCTTAATAATGTGTTGAATACCCACTTGACCATCTAAACGATTCTTACGATCTTCATCTAAATAAGAAATTTTAGTATAGTCAGCTTGAGATAACCCTAGATAGTTACAATACTTGTTTAAAGTAGGTACGTGCGTTAAATCTATAATTTGCTGAGCAATTTCTTTTACTTGCTCAGGTACATTAGTACTAATAAGTTTAATTAATCTTTTCTTTAAGTCAGCGTGTAGAACAAACTTATCCTGCTTTACTCTCCTTCTAGGTATAGAAGCAGCAGATACATGAATAGTTTGCATTTCTTTGTTTGCAGTTTCCATAAACTCCGAAGAGAATGGATCATCAATAATTTGTTGGTTTGGCATATTTTGTTTAGGTTAGTTTAGTTTAGTTTAAATGAAAAAAGCACCCCTAGAGGTGCTTTATTGTGTAGTTAAGTTTAATTTAAATGTTTTCTGGTATTTCTTCGCTGTCGTGTTTGTAACAATGAACGAGTAATAAATTCTTTTCTCCTAGGGCTTTCTTGTGTGCTTTATCTCGTTCTTTTTCCGAGTAAAACTTGTAATCTTCGTTTTTGTGCATTGTCTTAACAATCAGATGAAATTCAATGACTGTACCTTCTTCACTTAGTGTGTACTCCATTCCACAAAGATACTCCATAGATTAGCAAACATTGCTATTACTATGGACAAAAGGGAAATAGAGAGAAGAGAGTAGGCGAGGAACTGAGTGCTACTCATACAGTTAGTGTTGTTTATTTTAAATCTAATCAGTCTAAGTTTACACCTCATCGTTAGTGTGTTGTTTAACTTGTTTCCAGTATAACACAGCATTGTTAATAGACTTGTTATTTCCATCAAAGTACTTAGACATATCTTCGTACTCTAGTATGATCTTGTCTATCATAAGATTAGCAATCTTTCTGTACATTGTTCTGTCTACTTGAAATCCTAAACTTTTGATTTCAATCTCTAGGGCGAGGGCTTGAGTTTCTGGTGACATATCTCAAAGTTAAAGCTTTTCTGCTTTTTCGTCAAATCTATATTTCAACTCTTCTTTAAACACTTGTTTATAAAACTCAGAAATCTGGGTTTGTGTTCTTAGAATAGCTTCTATATGATCTGAATCTAGGTCTTTGATTGGTTTATAGGTTAAGGGTTGTTTATTATCCTTACCTCTAGTACCCCAATGTAAAGCTGACCTTCTAGTTAAGTGTGAGCCATCGTCATAGACGCTTAGCTCTTCGTAAGTGCCTACATGCCTTCTTATATAGTCATTACCTCCGTCTACCATAAGAACCTCTTTGGTTATAGCATCTTTATGGGTTAGGTAGTCATGTCTATTATAAGAAGTCAAGATAGTACCATCAGGAGTTTTAATCCTGTTTAACAATAATCTCGTTTCTGAAGTCATAAGTTAATATATAAGCTGGTTTAATTGTTGTTGTAATCTCTCCGTTAATCTCAATTGTTTCATGTCTACACTCAAAAGTTTTAAAAGTGTATCCTGCATTAATAAAGAAGTTTAACGAAGTTAAGTTATTTGCTTTAACTCTAGTGATTATATTGACAGGGCTCTTATTTTCCCTTAAAGCATGTTCATGAGCTAAAGATAAAAGAAACTTACCTATTCTTTGTCTTTGATACTTCTCTGCTACGTGAATAAAGGTAATACGGTATCCTACTTTTTTCTTCTTCATTAACAATACAGCTGCTATATCATATCCATCTTGGATAGCATGCACGGATAAGTTGGAATCATTAAAGGATTTCTCTGTAAATACAACTTTAAAGTGGTTTGAGATAAAGTCAAAAAACTCAGGTCGCTTTTCGCAGTAGTAAGATATTTCTGTAAGCATAACGTGTGTCTGGTTTAGTTTTAGCTCTTTTATAGAGTATGGCAAATGCATAACGGCTAATACCTAGTTGTATTCCTGCTTTCTCATGGCTGTAGCCAAAGTCATCTTTTAGAATAAGAGCAGCATACTGTTTAGGAGTATAACCTTGTAAATCTAGTTTTAATTCTGTTTCTATTGTCATAATAATCTAAAGTACTCTTAATTTGTCAAGTTTATCTTCTATTTTACCACAAATAGAATTAATCCAACTATCAAATAGTTCTACAAATAGGTAGCCTATGTTGACTATAAGCCCTATAAATCCTAGGAAAAACAAACAGACTAATAAAGTTAGTTTAAAAATAAATAGTGATAGTGTTTTCATAGTTTAAATAATTCGTATACACTGTTTCTTGTATTGAATTTAAGATACGAACTATCCTCTGATGATTCAATTATTTCTGTAATATCTGTTGTCTGCCAAGTAAAGTAAGCATTAAAAGGAGACATAAGTAATGAACGTCCTATAGCAGGCTCATCATGTTTCTCTTTAAACTTACCTTTCTCATCAAACTCTAACCAAAGAATTTCTTTAGACTGGTTAACTAAGCCATCACGTTCTCTAACTAACTTCCAGTTAAATTCGTTTTCAATTACTCCTTGCTCAACAGCAATTTTAAATATACCATCCTCAGTTAGGATCATTGGTATTTTAGTTTGTTTTATTTTACTCATAGTAGTTCTATTTCTTTTAAAATTTCCTTATAGTGTGCTATTTCATTTCTGTTTTGCCAACTGTGGGCTTCTAGGGCTAAGATAATTCGCTTAGTAGCTATTCCAGCACATACAACACCTTCCTTATAACGAGAGTCACAGCTATTAATACCATGATTTAAACTTCCGTTATTAGGAAGGCTGTAATAAAAAGATAGAACTAAGTCATGAGCTTCTGCTTTTGGACCTAGAGGCTCCATTTGTTTGCTTGTAGCTTCCATTTGTTCAGGAGATGCTTCACTAAGTAACTTTTCAATAAAGGAGGATATAGATTCTTTAGCCATTGTTACCTCCTTCGTGTGTTTTTACTATCTCAATTAATTTTTTAAGGCAATCAAGTTCTGCTTCTTCGTACGGTTGATACTTCATCTCCCATTCTTTAGGGTCTGTA